AGTCATCGGGCATTATCTGAACATAAAACACTATCAATAAGTTGGAGTCATTACCCCATATGACGATAATATTTCGTTATATTCTTCAATAAGAGCTTTTCTTGTTTCCACTGAATTACAATCTACCTTCGAAAAGTCAACTTCATCAGCAAAAACATTAAATGTTAAAAAGGAAAGCACTAAAAACAAACGAATCAGCATAAATCCACTCCTACGCATGGATTAATAGTCATTGATCGCAAAGGCGTAAACTTGCCAAAGGTATTTCGTATAATCGGTACAAATCTCCTTTACGCTTGATGCTGCATTAACAGTCCCAGCCATAAATAATAACGATAGTAATAGTTTTCTCATTATAACCTCACCTGCCTTATAACCCATTTAGGGTACATATTTTCGCCTTTAAAAAAAAGAGGTTATTAGATCCAATTGTGTATTTATTAAGCAGATAATGCTCTAATAAATTTGTATTTTTAAGTCACGAATGCTATCTTTTCGCATCATATTGACCTTTTAATCGTTCAGGCTTATAGTTCCGCCGTCGTAGCAAATTCTGCGACCGGGTTTAGCAGCCTGAATGATTGTGCGGACAGCCGCAGATATCCGATATTGCGGTATTTTTGTGTCCGTAAAACCGCGTTACGCCCAAATTATGGTGGGGCGTGATGGGGAGGCTTCGGCCTGCTGGTTTCACAATCGCCAGTCTGCTAACCCCGTCACGTCCTGCCACCTGTTTAGCAGCGGGTAGCAGGTTGTTAAACCTGATTGTGAGGCCGTAACTATGGTTAATGCCAATCCTTGCGCACGCCCAGAATTCATCTGGCGTTTCTATTCCTGTAAAAAACACCACTATCACTTCGTTATCGCAGCAACTGAAGACGAAGCACGCTCTCAATTGCCTGATGGCCCCTGCATTTTTACTGCCCGTTTTTCAACTAACTCGCGCAATTCACTTAGTTACTGGAGCCTCCCCTTCTCTGCCGACGTTCAGGGGGGTTTATGAAAAAACCTCTCGTCACCCGTAATGACATAGCCGAAGCGATCGCCCTGCATACTGCCTGTATACCGACACGGGAGATCCCCGGCGCAATTGCCAACTATTTCATGATAACCAGGCGTTTTTATACCCGAACAGATAAGGCTGTGATCAACAGGCTACTGATAGCCGAGATCAGGGATTATTTGATTGAACAAGGACGTCTACGTTACGCAACGGTGGCAGCAGAAATGAGAAAGGAGGCACATAGAATGACCAGTAATAATTTGAATGTTAAAAAACCAGCACCTGTTGCTTCAGCAACGCCAGCACCAGCCGTGAATGTCATCCCCACCACCGGAGACACAATCGACAGCCTGACACTGTTAAAGATGGTCAATGAAGCGCGTAAGTTATGTGGGGAACCAGAGGTTCGGAACAACAAATTCATCGAAAAAATACTCGACGAATTAGAAGGTGAGGACGGTTACACAAAAAGTGCAACCGTGCCGCCAGGTGGCGGTACGCCTATGGTTGTCATAACCATGACCTACAAACAAGCCCTGCGAGTCGCCGCGCGCGAATCGAAAGCGGTCCGCCGTTCGCTGATCGACAAACTGGAAGAATTGCAGCAGGCAAACTCCCCTACCCCATCGATCCCCCAAACATTACCAGAAGCCCTACGCCTGGCTGCCGAGTTGGCAGAACAGAAATTGCAGCTGGAACAACAGCTGGTGGCCGCAGCCCCTAAAGTCGATTTTGCCGACCGGGTATCAGTGGCTAATGGAATCCTGATCGGGAACTTTGCAAAGGTCGTTGGACTTAAGCAAAACGCCCTTTTCTCATGGTTGCGCCAGAACGGCATTCTCATGGCTTTTGGTGCGCGCAAAAACGTACCGCGCCAGCAGTACATTAACGCCGGGTATTTCACGGTGAAAGAAGTGGTGCTGGATGATGAAAATGGCTACCAGATACGGCTGACGCCCCAATTAACGGGTAAAGGCCAGCAGTGGTTAACTCGCAAGCTACTTGATGCTGGTTTGTTAAAACCAGTAGCAATAGGTTAACAAAAGAAAAAACCTGCCAGCAAACTGGCAGGTTTCTGAGCAGATCGACCAACCCGATCTGGATCGAGTCAGAAAAATTTGCTCTAATAAATTTCGTTTTCTAAGTGCAAGGAATCACCATTTCGAGCTGGTGATTGAAGGTTGATGCAAATTTGGAGAAAAAATGCAACAAACATTCAATGCGGATATGAATATATCAAACCTTCATCAAAATGTCGATCCTTCAACCACTCTGCCTGTTATTTGTGGTGTTGAAATTACGACCGACCGCGCTGGCCGTTACAACCTTAATGCTCTACACAGAGCGAGCGGACTCGGTGCCCATAAAGCGCCAGCTCAATGGCTAAGAACGCTGTCAGCCAAACAGCTCATCGAAGAGCTTGAAAAAGAAACTATGCAGAATTGCATAGTTTCGTTCGAAGGCCGTGGCGGCGGCACTTTTGCCCATGAATTGCTCGCTGTGGAGTACGCAGGCTGGATTTCTCCCGCGTTTCGGCTGAAGGTAAACCAGACATTTATCGACTATCGAGCCGGAAGATTACAACCTGCTATTCCGCAGAGTCTCCCTGAAGCTCTCCGTTTGGCTGCCGACCTGGCAGAGCAAAAGCAACGGCTGGAGCAAAAAATGCTTATGGATGCACCTAAAGTCGAATTCGCCGAACGCGTTGCTACCGCCAGCGGGGTTCTAATCGGCAACTATGCCAAAGTGCTCGGTCTGGGCCAAAACTATCTCTTCACCTGGTTGCGTGATAACGGAATTCTGATCGCAACCGGTGAACGCAGGAACGTCCCCAAACAAGAATACATATCCCGTGGGTATTTCACCCTTAAAGAAACCGTGATCGATACAAGCAATGGAAGCAGGATTTCTTTCACGACTCGTATAACCGGCAAAGGTCAGCAGTGGCTGATGAAGCGATTGCTTGATGCTGGTGTGCTGGTACCTGTCGCGGCAACGCGCTAACAGACGTAGTAAGAACCACCAGCATTGTAATGCTGGCTAAAGTCACTTTCCTGAGCTGTATAACGATGAGCGATTTTACTTTTTCTGGCTATGAATTGGCCTGCTTTGTAACACACTCCGGTCTATCCCGTAGCGCCGGGCATATCCTGTCGCAATGTGCAAATCTAGCGGCAACAACCAGTGAATACTTCATTCACAAGCCTCACCGCCTGATCGCGGCAGAAACTGGTTATAGCCAATCAACCGTCGTTCGTGCATTCCGTGAAGCTGTAAACAAAGGAATCCTGTCTGTAGAGATTGTTATCGGCGATCACCGTGAACGTCGCGCTAACCTGTACCGGTTTACACCATCCTTTTTGGCCTTCGCACAACAAGCCAAAAATGCGCTGATTGAAAGCAAATTAAAGATCTCTTCAGCGGCAACCAAGGTTAAAGCTGTTCTCGCTAAGACATTGGCTTTATTTAATTTTTTATCCACACCCCCATGTCAAAATGATACCCCCTCCCCCTGTCAGGATGACGTGGCAATAAAGAATAAGAAGTCACAAGTTAAAAAAACAAAAAGATCAGTTTCCGGCGGTGCCGGAACGAGCAGACTCAAAAAATTGACTTCATGGATCGCTGAGGCAAAAGCAAAGGCTGACAATCTGCGGTTATCCAAAAAACGCGCTCAAAAACATGAGTTCAAGCAGAAAGTAGAGGCGGCAGCGCGGAAATATGCTTACCTGAAGAACAAGCGTTCTCCTGATATTGGCGGGGTATCAAACTTCGATAATCTGCCGCATTGCATGATGGTAAACGAAGCTCTTAATGCGGTTTTAGCCAAAAATAAAGATAACGAACAATGGGGTATACCGGCGGGATTCAGAGGGTGATAGATTGCTCTAATCTGGAGTCACCTGGCGTTTTCAGTATGGATTTTCTTTGGCGCGGTCTGGCCATTAGGGATCATGTTTGCTGCAACATTTCTTCTGATGTGGATATTCACCCTTCCCGGTGATTTCTATAGAAAAAAAGCCAGACATTGATACAATCATTGCGGGTGCTTGAGGCTATCTGCTTCAGGCATTACCCGAAAAGCAGATAGAAGAAAGCCCCAGATAACATTACGCGTCCTGCAAGACGCTTAACATTAATCTGAGGCAATATCTATGCTTAGCATACGTAGATTAGCCTCTTACCGACCAAAAGGTCAAGGAGAAGCAGGCTATGAAGCAGCAAAAAGCGATATTAATCGCTCTGATCGTCATCTGTTTAACCGTCATTGTGACGGCACTGGTAACGAGGAAAGACCTCTGCGAGGTACGAATCCGAACCGGCCAGACGGAGGTCACTGTCTTCACAGCCTACGAATCTGAAAGGTAAGAGACCTGGCGGGGAGAGATCCTCGCCACTCTTCGTGTGTCAGGTATCCTCAATGCACCCTTTCCTCTCCAAATAAAAAAGCTCCCGAAGGAGCTTTAAAATACAAGGGATGACTCTTAATCCCACTCAATCCAGTTGTAGACGATACGAAGTGACGGGCGCACAGCGGCAGTCACATCTTCGGTACTAAAGTCGATTGCATCACTGTAGATTTTGCAGTCCAACATTTCAATTGTTGTAGCAGCTTTTGTCACAGCGTTAACCCCGGAAGATTTGGATTCAGGGGTAGCAGCCATCGTGATATCAACATAGTCCTTCGCCGCAATGCGATCTTTAATGAACTGAAGAATATCGCCTTCGATAGTCTCCACGCACTGGACCTGGATTTCCCCAGAGTTTCGAATTGGACCGTGCTGGTTGAACTTCACACCATTCGGACCATAGTCCTCCACATCCTCGCGGGTCATTTCAGGAATTTGCGACGTGCGAACCAGTACGCTGATATCTTCATGGCCTGCAAAAGTGAGCTGGAATTCAGAAGATACCAGTCGTTCGCCTTTGGCCGCGTTGGCAGTATAGCGGCCCTTAATAAATTTACGGTTTCCCTTAGTGTTATTGTGCCCCATATAAAATCCTTTTACTGGAACGCCCGAACAATATCGGAGCTGTTATATATCGAAGAACCGGTCAACTGGAGGTTGACGGTGTTTTTCAGGAAATGTCCATTGCTGTCCCTGGGCGCATCGAGATCGAAACTTATGTCCTGGATAGCGACATCAATGATGTTGATCCGGCGACCAATGTTTAGCGTCACACGCTCCGGGATTCGACCACCAATACTGGCATCTTTAAGTTCCGGGCTAATCATCGCTGACAATGCGGCGATAGCTCCTGAAACCTCCGTGAATGGGTCAAACAAAGCGATGAAAGTTACTGGCAGCGTGAAAGTCGGCGGTGTTCCCCCTTCCCAAACCATTAAGCTGTTCCAACGGGCAACCGACGTTGTTTCAGTACCAACCTGCGCAAAACCACTGAAGGCACCAGCAACAGATCCCATGGACATACCGGTAAACGGCGCTTCCCAATTCTGGGCCATGTTCATTGCCGCTCCCTGGCTGATATATCCGGTAACCTGGTACTGAGAGTTCGTTAAAGTAACTTTCAGATATGGCGATACACCGTCAGCCTGGCTGTAAACCCCATAAGGAATAGGTGCCATTCAAGTTAAAGGCCGGAGTTCTCCGGCCTCCTCCTTTAGCCAAGGCGCTTACGGCGCAGTTTCATTGACTTTTTGCGGGCAAGTTTTGCCGCGCCGGTCTGGGCTTTTCGACGCGCTTTTTTCAGCGCCGATTTTTGAGCCGCAGTCAGACGTTTTTTACGCAGGCGTTTACGGATGAGTTTGATCTCACCGTTACGAACAACCTTCTTAAATGCTTCAGTCAGCATTTCATCAGAAGTGCCAGCAACAACAAACGCCGCTTCCAGTTCGTCGCGGTCGTCGCTATCTAAACCAGCGATAGAGGCACCAACATCAGCAGCTGCGTCGTCGTCTTCATCGTCAGCCAGTGCTTCGATCAGGTCATCATCTACACCGCATGCTGCGAGGAAGTCAGCAACATTTGCCCATGCTTCGTTATAGGCATCGTCCTGTTCTTCTGTAACTTCGGAGTCGTCGTCATCAGAGATACCAGCGATAGCCTGAACGAAACCATCAAGGGAGTCGAAAGTCAGATCACCGCTATCAGCCCAGGCGAAAACGGCGTCGGCCGCATCACTCAACGCATTTTGCATAGCACTTCGATTTGCAGCTTCCAGAATCATCTGGTGCGCCTGTTCGACGGTCCATTCTTTACCGTCTTTCCCTTCCAGGATTTGCTCAGGAGCCTGGGCAGATGGAACGTTATCGTTAGTCTGTGCCGCCGGTTCCGGATTATTATTAATAACCGGATCTGTTGGCGGTTCAGCGCTTGCTCGGGCAGACTCCATCAGCTGCACAGGATCAGAGTTCAAAGCGAAACGAGACAGTCCATTCCCCAAAAATGCCCCGGATTGAAAAAAGTTTTTGCTCATTGTATTCCCTTACTTAATAAGCAGCGGTACGCCCTGGATACGACGGGCTACGCCAGTCGGGCAGCAGGCCCAGACTACTTCCCATTTATCGAATTCCGCCTGCGTAACTTTCAGCACATACGGTTCTGTACCGTCAGCATCAGGATCACGAGGAGCCACCAGAGCGCCGGAGGCGACAAAGCGATCTAAAAGTTTGGTCATCCCTTTAGTCAGGCCAGCCGCAGTAATACCGTCCGGGCTATGCTTCATCTGTCGGGCTAACTGGACAAAGAAACGGCTGATTGCATTCATCAGGGATGGGACGTGCTGGAAGTGCAGATAGTTATCCTGCGTGCAGCAAGTTAAAGCATCGTCGATGATCATCTGGCCAGAGGTGCCAACAGATACTTTATTGAGACGGCCCTTGACCATTGCTTCTTCGTCCGGGGTATCTTCCGGATACAGCGGTTGAATTGACGCACGAGCAATGACGGCACGTTCTTCACCAGCCGGTGAGTAATGCCAACCGCCGACATCAGAGTTTTTCTTGACGCCACGAGCTTTCGCCGCATACGCCACGCCAGACAGACCAAAGACCACACGGGATTGGGTCCATTTGTCTTTGCAGGAGAACGGGTAGTGATAGACAGCACAGCTTACATAATCGGTACCAAGTAAACCGGTATCTTCAACAGCAGAGATCGCTTCCGTGTACGTCAATGTCGGTTTGACATCAAAGAAGCCATCAATCAGGCGATCTGCACAGATTTTACCTAATGCGGTGATAGCCGCATTGTCATAGCAGCCCAGGCCAAGAACAGCGGTGTACATGTACGGCGCATTATTCAGCACTTTAACCGCACGCAGGTACGCAGCGGTTGAGATTTTCGACTGATCGCCGTTGGTACCGCCAGTGAACGCCAACGATTTTTTGTTTGTTACTTTCGCTGTCGAAATCAGCTCTTCATTAACAACCGCGCGCAGATATTTAGAACGGGCTTCCAGAGCCGTAGGCAGATAACACAAGCGGCCCATGTCATCTTTCGCTTCTTCCGCCAAAGACACAGTGTGTGTCTCCAGGGTCGTTACCACGCCGAGCGAAGTCGTCTGGGTCAGTTTTAAGAGGAAGCGTTCATTACCCGCGCTGTCCGCTGTTGCCGTTTCGATGGTTAACTCACGGGTAGGTGAAATACACGGATCACCATCATCAACGTAGATAGCAAAGGCTTCGCCACTATCAAGTTCAATTTCAGAACCGTATGGCAACGCACTGTAAGCCGGTTCGCCTGATTCATCGAACATAATAATCGGGAACTTCGCATCATCCGGAACAGCGCGAACAACATAACCAGACGTTTGCTGAATAGCTTCGTATACATGGCGAATTGGTTCGAACTGTGAGCCGGAAGACGGCTTCAGCGGTTCGCCGAGAACATCTTCGTAATTGGACTCAGTAACCGCAAGAACAGTAAACGGCTTGCCACGCGCAAATACGCCAATACCAGCCCATAAGCTGCTATTTAATGCAACACCGGTAGATAACGTCGCATCGGCATTGATCGGGCTAACCGCGACGCCGGATGCATTACCTAATGACTGTTGAATTGAATATTGAGACATAACTTTCCCTGTTATGCGCCCCGCACGGGGGCGCTATGTTAAACGGAGAACTACCCCTGATTACTCAGAGTCACCGGCATCAATCGTGTCGCCGCTAATGAAGTTAAGCCCGCCTTTTTTGGCCATTGTCAGCGTTACACGAGTGAAGTAATCAGCGCCGTTGCGTGGGTGCATATCGTTGATAGCCGAACCCCACAGCGTGGTACGGTTGACCAGCGCCGGAGTGGTCGGATGCTGGAACGGGATGGCCGGGACAGCATCACCAGTCACGAAGCCTGCTTTACCCGGATTTTCATCACGGACGTAGCACAGCACATCCATCGAGCTGAACTGAATGTTCTCTGTCGTTAAGTTCTTACAAATACCAGCAGGTACTTCGTACACTTTCACGTTACCGAACAGGGTACCGATGTAGTGAACATACGGAGTCTGGATATAGTCTTCGGCTGGCTGGAAGAAATCCTTCGGCAACTGTTTGAAGAAAGATGCTGCATCAGCACCAGCAAACATCCCCATCGCACCAGAAGATTTAACGCGCTCAATAATGTCGCGATATACAGTCTGGAATTTGCCACGAATGATGGTTGCCCATACATCAAAGGACTGGTTAACCGGCAGAGCGATGTCAAAGGTGTCGGTCGCAAGAGTACGCCAGATCATGATGCGAAGACGCAGCATATCCTGTTCATGAGACAGGTATTCCTTCAGGGTGCGGAACTGTAGGGAACCCAGGTCCAGACCAAATTCACGCTGTGCTTCATACGCCGCCTGTACCGTGTGCTCAGCCGCGATAACGAACTGGCTTGGGAACAGGGTGTATTTCTTCATTTCGTGGTTGATCAGCGGGATCAGCTCAGGAGCGGCTTCAATATTGATTTCCGTCTCAATTGCGATCTCAGTGCCTTTATCCGGCGCTTTGGAGAACGACAGGGCAATCTGACCAATGTTGTAGTTCAGAGAGCAGGTAACAGTGATTTGCTCACCAGCAGCATTAGTAAACGAGTGAAGTAGGCTGCCGGAACCGTTATCAACAACAGACTTAATACGGTTAACGTAGATATTAGTGCGACCTTTTCGGATTGGTACATTCTGGCCTTCGAAGTCTTCCATCTTGAAGGTTGCGGTTTTGCTGGTGCCATCGGAGCTTGCCACCAGCACATAGCGGCGGCGTAACTGGCTGTACACACCGACGGATTGCATGTCCAGAACATCACCAGCAGCATAAGAACCAAAAGAGGAACCTGCCACGTTAAAGACTTCATAGATGTCGGACTGGTCACGCGTAACCGGAATGAAGGTACACGCATCAGCGGTAGCTGCCCCCAACTGAACAGGCAGGATCATCGCGAGGAATAAAGGCAGACGCATAACACCGTCAGAAACGCTCATCATCTCTGCTGCGACGGATTCCAGCATCGCTTTATTAGTGGCATCCATGCTATTGCGGGTGGACTCAATCAGGCAGTTTTCCAGCGTCTGGTGGCAGGAGGCCAGAATTTCCGGACGCGGCATAGATTTATGTGCTGCGGCGTAGTCAGCCAGTGCACTTGCCCACGCTGTAGCGATTTGAGCGGTGGCATTATCAGAGATACCCGCAAAAACCGGGTCTTTACGTGCAGCTTCAAGGATAGATGCGGCACGCGCGGCATCATCTTTAATGAATTGGTTATCAGTACCGAACTGCGCAGTGCTTGCCCAGCCAAGCACAGCTTTAGAGCGTTTTGCGATATCTGCAATACGATTCTGGTATTCGCGTAAGTTACTCAATTTACTCTTCCTTAAACACAAGGCACTTGTGTGAATCCCTTTTCGGAAGAGATTTTATTGAAAGTCACTTGTTGACTTTCTCGTGACAAGCAATTTTTTTATTTTTTTCGGGAGTAGGGGAGGAAGGTAAAATCCAAGGTGAAATCGTGGCGATTTCACCTTGAAATTTTAGAGGGATTTACTTTAAAAACAGTAGTTTAATAGTGAAATTTGAATGGCGAAAGTTTAAGGCTTCGGCTTTTTATCGAGGCTCTTTCTAAGGATATGCCCAATCATCCTGTCGAGTTCTTCCTGTAGCTCTTTTGAAAGTCGATTAAACTCATAAGAAAATGCACGGCCTTTCACGCGCTTCCTTGCAAAGCGATCCTTGTCCTCAAATTTCCATAATTCAGTAACTACGGACTTATCTTTAGAACCTTTATCCGTGAGTAGTGAGGCTTCCTTTGTTATCAAGCGCAGGATTTTATTTTTAACTTCATCTTCGGCCATTTCTTCAATGGATAAGATGTCGTTTATTTCCGGGGATATGTTTTGAATAAGCTGATCAAACTCTAAATTCTTGTTCCCCATTTCGTCGCCAACAGCACAAAGCGTTTTGTAGTCCGAAAAGGTTAATTCCGACTGCACAGGGAAAAGGGCGACTAATTCTTCCGGAGCACTCGCTGCCTGGAGAGCACGCGTGACCTTCGCCTGAGACAGCCCTTCTTTGGCTGCAATATCCTTCTGACTCATCCCATCATTTTTCATTCGCATCAAACGCAGACCTATTTCTCGAATGCTGTGCTGCAATGCTGTCTGAACGTCTTTCGCTAAATTTTGCGCTTCCTGAACGCTGATCTCCTGGTCCGTGACTAAAACCCGCAACCCTACGTTCTCTAAGATGGCAGAAGCTCGACGCCGGGAACCATCCAAAATTTCAATTTTCCCTGTAGCCCGTCTAACACCTATTGCAGGGTAAAATTGCTGATGCTTAATAGTGCTTCGGATACTTTTTAATGATTTTGGCGTAAGAGATGCCTGGTCACGCCCGTTGTTATGCTGATCAACAAAGGTATCGCTTTCTACCTGGTTCGGAGGTATTACCTCTTCAATAAATGTGGCCTGGCGACCAGTTGATAACTTGAATACCTGCTCGACTCGATCGCCAGAGGCTGAAGAACTATCAAATCCGCTTAATATTGAAGGATTAAGGGTTCGCCCAATTGTTGGTCTGTTTTTCTTTGACATGGGGGTTTCTTACTCCTCAGTTAGATCTGATAAATTCAATACGGTCAAAAACTGCTTTAGCAAAATCTTCCGCAGCAATTCGCGCGTTCTTCAATGCATCAGCACTACCAACATACGTTGCCGGGTTAGCTGAAATAACAGTGTCAAAAGACTCGCCGCAGCGTTCAAAACCGTCAAGGCGAGGGAGGACAACATCAAGCATATCCCCACCGAACACTTCTTTAGCCAGGCTATGGCAATACTTATGGTCTGCCTTGTTACTCAACTTGGACATAAATCCAATGTTAGTTGCAAGCTGACACTCGCAGCCTTCATCCGAAATGAGTTTCACCAACTCAGGAAGGCGGGCAACGTATTTAAGCGATGAGTGGAAATCAACCGTTGCAGGCGGCAGAGGTGTAAACAGTATATTGGCCGAGGCCAAAGCATTTTTCAGGAAGGCGTCAAGGTGAGGACCACTATCAACGAGGATAAAGTCATAATCGCTCTTCAGCTTATCAATCACATTTTCTTTCAGGACTGCATGGATGTTCTGACCCGGTAGATGCTCATTGCACAGCTCTCTCCAATCGGATGCAATAAAGGCATCGTCAATCGACGCAGGCATAACGTCAACCCCAGGTACAACAGAAGGAACAATAAACTCCTCTAACAGCTCTTCACGGCTTACATTCTGCAACATAGCCTGTGCAGATGTTGCGTTTACGATACCAATAGAGTGTTTATGGCTTAAAAACATCGTTGCTGAAGATTGCGGATCAAGGTCAATAACCAGAATCCTTAAATCTTCCATCAGAAGATGAGGATGAGCACGCATTGCATGCGCCAGAGAAACCGTCGATACAGTTTTTGACACACCGCCTTTAAGATTGGAGATGAAAATCACATACGCTTCGCTGTAGCGATCCCGGTATTTTGGCACTCCGCGATGTTCATATATGTCAATGATGTTCTGAATTGACATCGCATATTTCATTGAAGAGCCAGCAGGGCGTTTATCGAAAACATAACCCTTTTCTTCCATTTCACTTACGGCATAGTCAACGTTCGCACGAGTCAGTAGAGGCAATTTTGCCAGTGCCGCTTTCGCATAGACCTGGTAAAACTCGTTCGCGTGTAGCTCATCCTTTTGCAACTGTACTTGTTCAGTCAGAACATTGAGCATTCTATTTGCTCTTTGAGCAACCTTGTGAAGCTGGCTGGAATCACTCATCGAAAGTCATCCTTTATGCTGTATTTTTGAATTTAATTAAAAATGCTGCATAAAATAATAATGTATGCGTAGATGCTTGTACATAGCATTCTCTGCATGTTTGGTTCATTTTGCACGATTGAGAGTTACAAGGAGGGCACAAAAAAGCCCCGTTCAGGGGCATCAGTGTTATTTGCTAAGAGCAGCGAATAATCGTTCGAAATCGATAGTATCTATAGCACGCGTAAGCGCCGGAAGTTCAGCCTCAAAGTACCCGTGTCGATCGTAAAAGAAGGGACCGAAGAGCGAGGCATGTTGGATTCTACTTCGCCCCAGCCCGGACACACAGTTAAGCCCATTACCGGCTAAAAGGCTAAAAAACTTCTCTGGATTATCGTGGTAAAGCTGGGAATCAATGGTGGCGGTTAACTCTTCCATAGGGAAGCACACCCGCCCTGTATCCCAGGGATATTTAGTCCGAAGCATAAACATTGCTTTCAGCAATTCACATTGAGCGCGGATCGCGTCCGGTTCATAGCCAGATATGGAGACATAAGCCACGTCCCTCATTCCTGCGTCATCTTTGAAAGTCACGATAGAAGTAACATCCAGCTCTTTTTCGAAAGAGCAAGCAGCATCTACTGGACGCTGAAGTAAATCATTCGACTTAATGCGCTCGAGAATCCCTCCCCACATATCATTTAGATATTCGATATGAGCCAAAACCTTATCAAGACACTCTCGTGTAAACCATTCAGTATGCCCGCCACCGACGCTTTTCTCCCACGGCGCATTCCAGGGGAAAAAGGTTGCGTGTAAAGCCCGCTCAAGATTAACCATTGCCAAACGCGTACCACGATAGACCCGTGAAAGCGCAAAATCGGGACTCACTTGTAGCCCTTTAAACCGTGCCAATGGACCACATGAAATGCCGATTTTAAAAGTATCTCCGTTCTCTGGCACCAGAACGTAGAGGTAGTGTTGTTTCTCTTCTTGCATATCAATACCACTGCTTGATGAGAACCGCGCAAATGTTGACTATGCGCGAAGGTTAATGTGAATAGTTGACTATGCGCGATGTGACTACAGTCAAAAGTTGACTGTAGTCGATTTAACTCCACCAAAGATCGACTATGTAAGATATTGTCGGGAGAAACGTTGACTATACGCGATGAAATGCCCCTAAAAGCCATCTCAATAGCGACTTGCAGAATATTGACGCCAGCAAAAATCCACCAGCGTCAACGAATGTCGCCTATAGTCAACTTCTCGCTATCGCATATAGTCAATATTATGGATTGCGCTTATGGATCTGGAAGCCGATTTTCCTGCCGTTTTTTATCTCTGAAAATTTAAGATATTCAATAGCTTCCAAATCTTTCATGGCTTTTCTGATAACGCTATTTTGCACGCTAACGGATGATTTGAGATTAAGCCTCGCTCTAAGGCGCTCAATGCTGACAGGTGCCGGGTTGGCGGGTAGAGCCTCAAAGAATGTATACAGTACCTTGGCCGTCTCTTTGCGCCCTAGTTTATCCAGCATCTTCAGCTTCAGGATTCGCTTATAGTCAACATAGTAAAGTTCAGATAGCTGTTTCTGCGGCTGGATCTCGATAACATCAAGCTCGGTATTCAGGCTGCTATATGCCAACAAGTTGACGTTAATGTTATTGAGATGACCTTTTGCCGCCGGGAAGCGGAATTTGACAACTGTCTGCTGAATGCGTGTCAGAGAGTCATCAATACTTTTACGGAACGCCTTTGAAAGGCGCTTACGTGGATAGCCGCATCGATCGGCAAACTCGGAGAATGGCAGGGTGATTATGCCGTCATCATCAGGTGCGTAGTCAAACAACGCGGAAGTTATGCCCACCCACACCTTAAAATCAGTATCCATATCCAGGCGTGGACCATGAATTTCAATTCCCTCATAGCCTTCCTGCTCAACAATTTTGAGGCTTGATAGTTCTTCAGTTGCGTTCGTTGTGTTTGTTGTAACTGACGATCCGCGACGTAGCGCCACATTGGTAGATTTTAAGGTTGGCACAAACACACCTAAGCGCAACAAAGCGATGGGTTGTATAGTGCTGTTGTTATTGGGCTTCAGGCTGTGGATTTCTCCTGTATTTCCTGCAACTTCTTCAACGCTAAGGAAGCCTTTACTTTCTTCCGGCATCACGGTTTCTCCATGTGTGGCGCGGCCTGACGTCAATTTGGATGGCTGTTATCAACAGCTGTGAATATTCAGACTCTAAAATCGCTTACAGTCAATGTTTCTGTCGCGTATAGTCAACAATAAATCGCGTGCAGTCAACAATAAATCGTGCACAGTCAACATAAAATCGCGTATAGTCAATGTTGATCCCATTTCAGGCCAGTAATGACGCGGCTTACAGCGATCCGGGATCTTCTTTGGATCTTCCTAGGTTCTCTTTAGGATCTGTTTATTGGATCTATGCTGTGGATAAGTTGAATAAACCGGCCAACAAAGCCGGTTGGAAGGAAGTCATATTATTCTACGCTTTCGATAAGAAGACCATGTTCATAACATTTAAGCTCATCGCCTTCATACAGGAATTGGTATCCAACACCACCATCTTCATGGACATTAGGGAATAACTCATAACTCACTGAAGAGCAAATCACACCAATGCAGCGATCAACTCCTTCTCGTTCTTCAGTGCTGAAAAAATCCTCTTCGGTAAGAACATGAGTACATTGCTCATCAGCATAGGTCGGAAATACATGCTCGATACAATCCGGATGTTTTAAACCAAGTTGATCGGCAAGTTCGAAAGCATGACGGTATTGTTCAGATCCTAGCTTGCCAACAGTGATGTGCTCAATTTTGTAGATTGAAGTCGCTTTGTTGATAGTTTGCTTAACTGTTACTTTATCAGACAAAAATCCCTTTTAGTTACTGAACCGCCCCGGGTTTCCTGGAGAGTGTTTTATCTGTGAACTCAGGCTGCCAGATCATCGTTTCCGATGGAAGCATAATAAGCTTTTTCTGCTTCTGCCGGAGGAGTATGGCCCAGCCTTTCCAGCAATCGTCGATTGTTATACCAGTCCACCCACGTGAGTGTGGCCAGTTCCACTTCTGCACGGTTTTTCCAGCTCTTACGGTGTATTACCTCCGCTTTGTAAAGACCATTGATGCTCTCCGCCATCGCGTTGTCATACGAGTCGCCTGTACTTCCTGTTGATGCCAGTAATCCGGCTTCCTTAAGCCGCTGTGTGTAGGCCAGCGATACATACTGAGAACCTTTATCACTGTGATGGACCGTGCCGGACGGTCGACGGGCCCATAACGCCTGCTCCAGTGCATCCAGCACGAATGTCGTTTCCATGGACGATGAGACCCGCCACCCCACGATGTATCCGGCAAACACATCAATGATGAACGCCACATAGACGAAGCCCCGCCATGTGCTGACGTAAGTAAAATCAGCCACCCACAGCTGGTCAGGTCGTTCTGCCACGAACTGACGGTTTACGCGGTCGCCTGCGGCAACGGCTTTCCGGCTGATGGTCGTACGGACCTTTTTACCCCGGAGAACACCGGCAAGTCCCATAACCGCCATGAGGCGCGCCACTGTACATCTGGCCACCCTGATTCCTTCCCGTAACAACTGACGCCAGACTTTACGCACACCGTACACCTGATGATTTTCATCGTATACGCGCTGTATCTCTCTCTTCAGCCAGTCATCGTGCTGCGCACGGGCACTGCGTTTATCCGGATGATGTCGCTGTTGCTGACAATGGTAATACGTTGACGGGGCAATATGCAGTTCGCTGCATACCGGTCCGACCCCGTACTGCTCACGCAGCTTATCCAGCAGTGGCATCATTTTTTCCAGAGGCGGTCGAACTCCGCCTTCGCAAAATAAGCGGAAGCCTGGCGAAGGATATCGTTACTGCGGCGCAGTTCACGATTTTCACGTTCCAGCTCTTTCAGACGCTGACGTTCAGCGCTGGTGAGCCCACCATCACCGCCCCCGGTATCCCGCTCATGCTGGCGAACCCAGACACGCAGAGTCTCCGGCGTACAGCCAATCTTTGGGGCAATGGAACAAATTGCCGCCCACTGTGAGTCATATTCATCCTGACTTTCCAGAACCATACGGACTGCCCGTTGACGGACTTCGGGGGAAAAACGAGTATTTTTAGTCATCCTGTTTACCTCTTTCTCAGGAAGTTTAGTCTCCAGGATTCCCGGGGCGGTTCATACCGCTGATAGCGCGGTTGTAATCATTAACGTTGCGATTCTTCCTGTTAATCCCCATCAGCATCGTTTCTGTATCGAGGATATACGCTGGCAGATCATCAAAATATTCACTGCTAAACTCTGGCATCCTGCACATAAATGCACTTTTGGGGGCAGGGTGGTTAACCTTTGTCGGCGTCGGCGTTAAATTCGCTGATCGACTCCCGGAGCAACCGCTGAGTGTCAGCAGGAATACGCTGGCGAACATTACCCGCCGCAACCAGTTGTTTCTGAACTTCAGCTTTTCGTTCCATTTGCCTGTCAGCATACTTGGCTTGTTCTGATTCATTTTTCACTTCCTGGCTGTGAAAATGTTGCTCTGCTTTGTTCATCGTCTCAATGGTCTGGTTAAGATCCATTATTGACTTATCACGCTCCTTAACAGCCTGATCAAGACTGCCAATTTTCTCTATGGCTTGCTTTAGCTGATGACGTTCCCATGCAAACCCAGCACCAACAAGTGCGCAAATCAGAACAAGAACACCAGTAGCAGCAAGTTTCTCCTTCAAAGACAAAGCTGTTTTTAACGTAGAAAAGAATGACATGTCTTCCTCCTGAAGAAAAATTATCAATGAAGTCCTTTGTTACTGTGCCGCTTTGTTTAATTCATCAAGAACAGAATCAGGAACCAAAGCGGCAACTGCGCTGGCTGTGCTGGCCTTATTTGCTGATGCTTCCGCAAGCGCGGTACCGATAGCATGGTTATAAGCAGTTATGGCTACGCTGGCGCTTTCCTTCGCTCGTTCATACTGCTGTTGCAATGCTGCTACCGGTACTGTTGTCTGGTCGAAAAAAGCACCAAATTGTTCAGTAGCTTCCTTCAGTGCTTCAACTTGTTGTTCTGTCAGTGCTGGTGGGGGAGTGACTGCGCCGCCACCTGAATCAGAGCCTGACGAGCTTCCTGAGCCTGTGTTAAGGGTCTGGTTAATGTCCTCCATAGCAGCGACTAAACTCGACGTATTAAGCGCATTTACAGCGTCCTCAAGCGATTTCGTTGTAGTCGCGTCACCAATGGCAATAGAGATCGGCAGTTCTGAAACTTCTCGCTCATTAGCACGACAGTAAACATCCCAACCAATATCGAGTTGAAGGAGCATTGACAGATCAGCATAACCAGCCAACAGGTCCGCGTGCTGAGTTGCCAGCCCTCCAATATTCGTTAAACCGGTTGCGGTTGTTCTGATCGTTGAAACATAGCTGGTAATAGTGTCGGGATAGACAATTGTATCCAGAATTAATCCGGTCAATTCTTCTGCAAGCAGTTTTGCTGTGTTAGCACTGTTTCGTGCCGATGTTATGGCACCAGGTGTTTTCATCCCACCGGCGGCGGCCAATTTTTTATATGCGGATAACTGGTAGTCTTTTTCCAGCATGATATCTCCTAACTTACCTGAACCAGGCCGTCTCCGGCTGCAACGGTAGAGCCGCATGAAACAGGATCACCAACGCATACGATCCCTTTCCCGTTGACGGTAAACCATGCCCTGGTTGATATAGCTTGCCCGCCGTGCGTGCTGTTCCCATCGGTATGCTGTGCATATTGCTTACCATCAACTAACACTTCGACTCCGTTGACTTTAAGTAGTGGTTCGCTCTCTACGGGAGGCCTGGATGGGAATCCTCCGTGCCCCGAACAAATGCTGTCTTTTGTTGCAATACTTGCCACGTCATCACCAATGATTTGCTCTGATTTTCGTTATTTTAACTTAGGTTATTTGTGGTCTGTATGGCGTTTACTTATTGCAAAATTGCTCTAATAAATATTGTTTTTTATGTCGTGTTTTCGGTACCATTCAGCCGTCGCCCTTCAATGGGCATTTGTTTGGAGTCGTCAGATGCAGATGGAGCTAATAAGCCGCAAGGAGTTCGATAGCCGTGTAACCAGCGGTGAACTCGACAACTTGCAGGCTATCAAGGTGAAAGAAGGCTTTTGCCTCATTGGGAATCAGAGCGGAACAAATCGCGTTTTTATGCTTCGCCGTACGGATTTGAAGCCATTTGTCTGGAAGAACGAAATTGGTCCCAGCTCATACGCTCAAACGAGGGGGTGCCACAACCTGGCCTTTTTCTACAAAGACGAGCTTTCTGTGGTTGATATTCAAGGGTTACAACATGTTTAAGCACTGGAAAAACATTACTATTTATAAACTTTCTCGTGAGGCGGATCTGACCGACTTAGAAGATAAAAAGAAAATGATCCTTTTCACGCCATGCGGTAGTCAGGATATGGCCAAGTTCGGTTTTGTATCTCCATTTGGTGATAATTCCGAAGTTATCGCTATGCATGGAAATGGTTTTATCCTTGTTGAAGCAAAGCGCGAAACAAAAATTCTTCCCCCGCCGGTTATCCAGCGAGCTATTCAAGAAAAAATTGAAAAACTTGAGCAAGAACAAGCGCGTAAACTGAAGAAAACAGAGAAGGACTCCCTGAAAGACGAAGTTCTGCATTCTCTTCTGCCACGGGCTTTTTCAAAGTTTTCTGTTATCCAGGCGATCTACGACGGTTCAACTAAACGTATCTATATCAATGCCAGCGCGCGGCAGGCAGAGGATATGCTCGCGCTTATGCGTAAGTCTCTGGGTTCTCTTCCTGTTGTTCCCCTGAGTGTTGAAAATCCCATTGAATTAACGCTGACCGACTGGGTACGTGATGGTAGTGCTCCACAGGGATTTCAAATGGGGGATGCGGCAGAACTTAAGGCAGTGCTTGAGGATGGCGGTATTGCCCGAGTGAAAAAGCAGGATTTGGGAAGCGATGAAATTTCCACACACCTGGAAGCTGGCAAGCTCGTTACTAAGTTGGCACTCGACTGGCAGAACCGCATTAAATTTACACTGGACCATAACTTCAGCCTTACCAGCGTCAAATTTGCGGATGAATTGCTTGAGCAGAACTCTGATATTGATAGTGAAGATGTTGCGCAGCGACTGGACGCAGATTTCTTCCTGTTGACCAGTGAAATTTCGTGCCTGGTTGATGCTCTGGTAAATGCCCTTGGTGGAGAGGCTAAGCAGTGAAAGAGCTGTGCTATGGATCTGTTTGCAGTGGAATTGAAGCCGCGAGTATTGCCTGGGAACCGTTGGGTATGCGTCCGGCGTGGTTTGCTGAAATCGAGCCTTTTCCATCTGCCGTTCTTGCGCACCGCTGGCCCCATGTCGCCAACCTTGGCGACATGACAAAACTTGCCAAAAAAGTCCTGGCTGGGGAAATCGAATCCCCTGATGTGCTCGTCGGGGGTACGCCTTGTCAGGCATTCAGTATCGCGGGCTTACGTGGTGGGCTTGATGATGAACGCGGCGCGCTAACTTTGAAGTATGTGGAGCTTGCAAATGCAATTGACGACAAACGGTCTGAGTCCTTCCTCAAACCGACAGTTATCGTCTGGGAAAATGTCCCAGGAGTCCTGTCATCGGCAGATAACGCCTTCGGATGTTTCCTTGCCGGATTGGCTGGAGAAGATGCGCCATTTGAACCAGGTGATCGACCTGAATCAGGAAAAAGTAACGCGTTCTGGCGGTGGGATGGCAAAACCGGTTGCCATGCTCCAAAGTGGCCGCAGTGTGGTTGTATTTATGGACCGCAGCGAAAGGTGGCCTGGAGAATCCTTGATGCCCAATACTTCGGAGTGGCACAACGACGCCGACGCGTGTTTGTTGTCGCAAGTGCTCGAACAGACCTCGATCCCGCAACGGTACTTTTTGAGTTCGAAGGCGTGCGCCGGAATATTGCGCCGAGCCGAAAAAAGAAGGAAATCGCTTCCGCCATTATTGCAAATGGCGCTGCAATCAGTGGCGAAAGCCTAAATCCATGCCTACATGCTGACATGCCACCCGGTATGAAATCGACGAAAGCCGTAAACGCTTTCAGGATGGCAGCATTTGGGGAATATATTGACGATGAAACCGCATCGACAGTAAAGGCAAGAGATTTTAAAGATGCCACTGACCTTGCCGTTTTTAGCAGCACAGGAGCAGGTTTTTGGTCAGAAGGGCATGGTACATTGCGGGCACGAGAGCAAGAAAGCCATGAGCATCTTGTTACATTGGCTTTTCCTGAGCGTATGAGCGGTACACAACATGCTGCAACTAAGAATACTTCACCATCTCTAATGGCTAAAAATCCAACAGCTGTTTGCTATGAAGTAAGAAACGCAGAAGTAGCTGTCCGCCGTCTTACCCCTGTCGAATGTGAAAGGCTGCAAGGTTTTCCTGATGGGCATACGTTGATCCCGACGGAAAAGCGTAAAAAAGTTAATTCAGATGAACTGGCATATCTTCGCAATCACTATCCAGATTTAAGCGAAGAAGAGGCCGCGATGCTTGCAGCTGACGGACCGCGTTACAAAGCGATCGGCAATAGTATGGCAATACCAGTAATGCGCTGGATTGGCGATCGGATTACTAAGGCCGTATGTCGGCAGAAAGAAGGAAGTGAAACAAAAGAGCGAAAAGTTAAACCAGCGGCAGAATTCGAACGGTCCATATTCAAATGGGCTGGTGGAAAATTTGGTGTTCTGGAACAAATCTTTCGCTATTTGCCAGAAGGGAAGCGCCTGATCGAACCTTTTGTCGGTGGCGGAGCTGTCTTCACGAATGCCGGATACCAGGAAAATCTGCTAAATGATGTGAATGCTGACCTGATTAACTTTTACAAGACTCTGCAACGCGAGGCGCATTCACTTATCACACTGGCGCATCGTTTCTTCCAGGACTACAACACACAGGAAGGATACCTGGCAGTACGGAATGCGTTTAACAAACAAGTCTATGATGATTTACATCGCGCAGCGGCGTTTTTGTTCCTGAACCGACATTGTTTTAACGGATTGACGCGTTACAACCAGGCCGGTGAGTTCAATGTCGGTTACGGGAAGTATAAAACTCCGTATTTCCCATTACAGGAGATGGAAGCCTTCCTCGGTGCGGAAGGGCGGTCTGAGTTTGTATGCGGTGATTTTGCAGCGGTGATTGAAGCTGCCGGAGAAGGAGATGTCATCTTTTGCGATCCGCCGTATGAACCGCTTCCAAATACAGAGGGATTCACGAACTATTCCGGTCATGACTTTAAGTTTGAAGAGCAAAAACGCCTGGTGTCTCTGTTGACGGATGCTCATCGTCGAGGTGCAAAGGTTCTCATTACTAACAGTGGCGCGCCAAACATCAGAGAGCTTTATCATGACAGTGGCTTCAGAGTGGAACCTCTTTTTGCCAGACGTTCTGTGTCTTGTAAGGGGGACACTCGAGGTGTAGCTCATGACGTTTTGGGTGTATTGCTCTAATAAATATATTAGTGTAATATCGCCGCAATGAATCGTGATTTATAGAGCGATTTAGCTGTTAGCCGCGACAGGCGCGGCGGTAAGCATGGCTGGGCCTAGTCCTCCCAGACAAACCACCGAGTTGCCAGGTTGACCATGCGCCTAAGTGGCAACGCCGAAGTGCGTTACGAGCTTCCAGTTTGCCCATCTTCGGGTGGGCGTTTTTTTCAGGGTTTTCGTCATGGTTAGCGACTTTGCGGCGGTTTAGAAACTGACCATTAAAGTAAATGCAAACGATGATCTGATGATGGTAGCGGCCTAAGAAGCCAGATGCCACGGGGTATGAGTCGTCCCCCGTCAAAAAATCGACCGCAGAGTGTCCCCGTCTGTGTATTAGGGAACGGGGAGGCACAACAGGTAAGGGCGCTGGTGTGATTAACCAGATGAACGAGAAGGGGCCATCTGTTGGTCAGCGTCCTTTCCTGTTGCGTCTTCTTTTCAGCGTAACAGCGGTGCTTAACAGCACTTTGGGTACAGTTCCACGAATTTACGGGTATATCCCGTCATGCTGAAAGCGCTAATCACGCTGGAAGCCAGGGTTATGCATCCCCTGTTACCGAATTGCAGCCAGGGCGCGGTGCGCCGAAAAGCATACGGAGGTGGAAGCCCTCGCCGGAGACGTACCCGGCAAGTGATGGTGTAGCTCAGCGGTTAGAGCGGTTGACTGTTAATCAACGGGTCGATGGTTCAAATCCATCCACCATCGCCAATGCCGGTTTAGCTCAGTTGGTAGAGCGCCTGCCTTGTAAGCAGGATGTCAGCGGTTCGAGTCCGTTAACCGGCACCAACACAACAGGTAAGAGCATTTGTAGAGTTCGACTCTCTACCGTGGGCTTTTTCCCGCGATGCGAGCCATAAATGCTCTTACCGTTGTGATGAAGTGCAGCTCTTAGAAGCAACCAGAAGATAAGCATCTGGCTTCACAACATAAACCGCAGGAACGACCAATAAACGGTAGTCCGTATGGAGAACACCCCGTTGAGGAAGAGGCCTGGCCGGAACCGTAACCGGCACTACAACGTTGAGAACATTGGCGTAACGGGGTCATATCCCAATCTATGAATAAATGTTGCGTTGCCGCGTGACAACCAGTGTTCTCAACATTGTGGTGAATGCACAGGCTGATGTGCCGCAACTACAGTAGTGCGCGCTTTGCGGGGCTTGCTACAACCCTGTGTCGGAGTTCAGCACCGACCATCACTGTTTGATTCTCTGGCATGAGCATAACGCTGAAATAAGTCCAGTCTGGTGCGGCCCGATCACCCGCCGTTAGCTCCACGAAACGGAGCACGTAACAGGTAAGAGCATTCTCCTGTAACGGGTTCATATCCCAATCTACAGGTCCACCAGGAATGCTCTTTCCGTTGCGGTGAATGCGGCTAAGCGCACGCGGGGAAATGGTTATATCTGTCCATTATTTCTCCTTATTTCCCCGTCCACGGTGGATAACCAGCTAAAGGACACCGGGAAGCACCCGGCACCGCAACCTTATTTCCCAACCAGTAATGAGGTTAATAAATGCTCGGCATTCTCAAAAAGAAATTCCGCAAAGCGGCTGGCGGAGTCAAGAAGATGGAAAACCGTGATGCGGTGGAAGCGACTGTCTGGGGCGCATATTCCATTGCATACTCTGACGGCACCTGCGATGCGAAAGAAATTGCAGTATTGGAAAAAACCATTGCAGCACTTCCTGCCTTTGCGCCGTTCTCCGGTGAAATTGCCCAGATGAGCGCCAATATTCGCGCTCAATATGAAGCCTCGCCGCGCCGAGCGAATGCCCAGGCTTTACGTGAACTGGCTGACGTGTCTGGAACTAATGATGCGGTAGATGTTCTGTGCCTATGCATTGATATTGCTGACCAGGATGGCATTGGGGCAGAAGAGCAGGAGCAATTGAAGAAAATTGCCCAGGCTCTTCAATTGCCACTGGAACAGTATATCTGATGGTTATAAAAGCACGTCTAATTCTGGCTTTGGTTTTTCTCGTGCTATCTGTGCTGGTGGATTTCACCAGCACAATCCTGTCGGTTTTATCCGACGGGGCGTTGGTAGCAGTAGCTGTAACATTGGTATGGCCGATATTTAAACCAGCCTCGAAGGATCAGTGATGAGCTTCTGGGATTTTGCAGATAAGTATCCAATTGTTCTCATTATCATTGTTGCCATAGTTGTAGGCGGTATTGTTAGCGCCATTGAAGCACTTAGGAAACAGTAATCCGGCCCTTTAGCTCAGTGGTTAGAGCTGGCGACTCATAATCGCACGGTCACCGGTTCAAGTCCGGTAGGGGTCACCATATTTGGTTGTAACACGGCGTCTGGCACATGCGTCGTTAGCGGTCTGGTGACGTTAAAGGGGTTGCCTTTTCCCCTAGCTCAGGCAACAAACCAGGTAGCCGGAATGTGCAAGTCACCGTTGGAGGGATAGCGGATACAGGGACTCACCATCCTGGCGATTCGGTGTGACAGTCGGGAAGAGTCCGGCGCATTAATCCTGATTTTCTGGTGATGACTCATATCGTTAGGAGTGATTTGAGTATGCCGATTATATCTGACATTCAGCACGCCTGGGTGGAGTGCTAATGTCTGCATCCCCTCTTGAATCCATGCCAAATTCCCTTAGTGCAGAACAAGCTGTACTTGGTGGCTTAATGCTTGATAACTGCCGCTGGGATGAAGTTGCAGATCGTATAGTTGCTGATGATTTTTATACCAGTGCTCATCGTGAAATTTTCAGTGAGATGGAGAGGTTATTAAGTCATGGCAAACCGATTGATTTGATAACACTTGCTGAAGCACTTGAACAGAACGGTAAATTAGAACGCGCCGGTGGTTTTGCGTACCTTGCGGAGATGTCAAAGAACACGCCCAGCGCGGCAAATATTTGTGCTTATGCGGATATCGTTCGTGAACGCGCGGTTGTTCGTGAAATGATTTCCGTCGCAAATGAAATAGCCGAAGCTGGATATGCGCAGGATGGCAGGGGCAGCAATGAATTGCTGGATATGGCCGAGCGCCGCGTTTTTGAAATAGCTGAAAAACGACAAAATAGCGGTAGTGGTCCAAAAGATATCGCCAGCATTCTCGATGCAACGGTATCTCGCATAGAAGAGTTGTTTCAGCGACCGCATGATGGTGTAACGGGGCTTGATACGGGATTTACCGATCTCAATAAGAAGACGGCGGGGCTTCAGCCGTCCGATCTCATCATTGTCGCCGCCCGCCCATCTATGGGGAAGACCACGTTTGCGATGAATCTCGTCGAAAATGCCGCAGTTCGTAACGATAAGCCCGTATTGGTTTTTAGCCTTGAGATGCCGAGTCACCAGCTGATGATGCGCTCACTGGCTTCTCTTGCACGCGTTGATCAGACTCGTATTAGAACGGGGCAACTTAACGACGATGATTGGGCGCGGGTTTCTGGCGCAATGGGTATTCTGTTGGACAAGCAGAATATTTTTATTGATGACTCAAGCGCCCTGACGCCGACAGAGCTACGTTCCCGCGCTCGTCGTGTTTATAAAGAAAATGGTGGTTTGAGCATGATTATGATCGACTACCTGCAACTTATGCGCGTCCCCGAGCTGCAAGATAACCGAACGCTGGAAATTGCCGAGATTTCTCGCTCACTGAAGGCGTTGGCGAAGGAATTACAAGTACCGGTGGTGGCATTGTCACAACTTAATCGCTCGCTTGAACAGCGCGCGGACAAACGACCGGTAAATTCAGATTTACGCGAATCAGGAGCAATTGAACAGGACGCAGACCTGATCATGTTTCTGTATCGCGACGAAGTTTATCACCCGGATAGCGAAATGAAGGGCATTGCCGAGGTAATTATCGGTAAGCAACGAAATGGCCCAATTGGCACGGTGAGATTGGCTTTTAACGGCCAATACTCACGGTTTGATAACTATGCCGGTGCTGACTGGCAAGAGGATTATTAATGCAACGGAAACTAACTAAGCGTAATAAAAATTGGTTGAGCAACATGCTGAAAAAAGCCAATCGCAACCATATGTACCTCAACGACTGGTTATCAATTAAAGGTAATCTCAGTGATGCAAAAATGACCGACAGACATGTTGCGCGCTATGGTGTTTCACTTGTCTTAGAAAAGGCTGAATTAGTATTTTCGGAATATTATTCCATTCCGCAAATTAGCTCCAAAGGAAAAATATGTGGCTATGTGCTCAAACATAAAAGCAAGCTGGATGAGCTTTTAGTCAGGGAAAAGGAGACGCAATGAACATCCTGATCATTGGGCGAAAATTTGAAGCTATCAGTGATGTGAAAACATATACGGAAATGTGGGCTTATAACCTGGCCTGCGCCTTTAGTGAGGCAGGGGTTACATTGCAATACCATCGTCCATATTCCCCCGGCGTCGAAAGCCCGGAGGATTATGTTGAAGCTGTGTTGACTGCTGCGACCGCATGTTCTGCGAAGGCCATTTTGGCACCAGGATTGAGGTATTTTACTACGGTGCCCAGGGAAATAGGCGTGCAACTGCGTCGTCGATTCACTGGATGGGTAGCCCAGGTATACGACGGTTCTATGCTGGATTCGGCACCAGTCGATATTACTTTTACTGTCCGCGATGATACCTGGCGGTACCTGGATAATCCAGGCAGGTTAGAGCGTCATAATCGTTTTAACAAACATGTTGGATGGGCAGCGAATCAGGAGCTGTTCCATCTGGAAACCAAAACAGACGATGTTCTGCGTATTTTTGTAGACCATGCGGCATTTGATGTTAGTGGTTTTGATCACTCCTTAAGTATCCTTATGAACCTTCAGCGCCTGGCCGTTCCGTATGAGGCCATAACGTTGACCGATGACGGATTGGTTACCATTGATCCGGGGAATATTTCGGTAACTCCATACAGACGGACGCCGGTACCAGCAACCGAATTTGCAGCTGAATTGCGTAAGAGTGACGTTTTTATCGTTACGCATCCCGAAAGCCTTGGATTAACTGTTCTTGAGGCGGCAATGTGTGGGGCGTTGATATTAACGCCGCCAGATTGCCTTCCGCCAGATCGCCTGGCTTTGGTGAACCATATGGTTATCAAGTCGCGGATTGATTGGGATGAGGTTATTGCTCGCGTTGATCGCGTGAAAAATGCTGAAAAGGTCCAGTGTCACACCTGGTCGGCAATTGCGGAAAAGATGCTTGAGACGTTTATCACGCAGAAACCGTCGCGCGGTAACGGATAAAAAATTGAACCCGTCATAACAGAAAAGCCCGAACGCCGGGCTTTTCTTAAGCCTTGTCAACAGAGACTTGAGCGGCTTTTATGGATAGATTCCCGCTGGCCTCTATCGCCATACTTCCCCCCGCCTTCAGGGCGACATCCGCGCCTGACTTTATATCGAGATTTCCTGCGGAAGAGATGAATGCCGGACCTTGAGAAATGGCATATAACTCCCCGGCCTCGTTGAACCCGATTGTTGTTCCACTTTTCAAGTGCGTAACGGCCCAGGCTCCGCCCGCCGTCCGGATCTCCATTAGTCCGTTCCGCGACGAAATAAAGTCTTTTTTGGCGCTGGTTGATGGTTGTGCTGGTGCACCTTCAACTTCAGGCGGTACATAGCCTTCACCTTGTCCTGACGCTTCAGGCGGCACATTGGGAGCGCCACCGGATGCATCCTGTGCATAACCGATTATCAATGGCCATCGAGAATCCCCATTGTAGGGAAATTCTACCCATACTTTATCGCCGGGCAGAAATGGTGAAAATGTGTTTGCATTGGACAATATAGCTTCTGCCCACGGCAATGAGGCATCTGGTAGCCCATCCATCATGCCGACAACGCGTATTTGCGTACGCATCAGACCTTTAGGGTCATCGACGCTTACCACTACAGCCCGATACTTCCCTGTCAAACTACCCATTCACCACTCCTAACTGTGCACGGCTGACAAAACGGAAGCGGTCTTCGAAATGAGTCACGGACATCACTATCATTTTGTCAGGGATAGATTCATCGAGTTCTCCGTCACCTGCCGTGTTATGCACGACAATTTTCAGCGTCGTACCCGGAGTTAGCGCGGCATTTCCTTCCACCAGCATATCGAGGCGGGGGAGAATGAATTTGTTGTAGTTCGCCAGCGCGGTAGGATCGGGATTGCTCGTAAATTTAATGGGGTCTTCCTGGTTACCTGAGTAAACCACACCTTTGGTCATGTCATAACTGGCCATTCTGTAATTGTGGCGGCGCTGGTATTCATAATCGGCATTCAGGATGTTGAACTGACTAATTGTAAATCCGGATGTGTTGGGATTAGCGGACTCATAAGTAAGCGATGGAGCGGCGTTTGCCATTTTTTCCATACTTTTAAAATTGATCGTCCCCCTGGATGCCCAGCACATAGAACCGGTATCCCGGGCTATCTCCTGCAATACCTTGGTCGGTTTTTCTCCAACATTTAGGTGGTATGTGGATGTTTTTCTGAATGAGTCAGCATTTACCTTCAGACCAGGGGCAAGAGAGGAAACTACGGCTGATGGGGGCTTATCAACAAAATACTGTGCGCTGGTGGACGGAACTTTTAATAACCGCACCGGGTTACTAAACGCGTAAATCAGTACAGTATCGTCCTTGCGCGGCGCTTTAAGAACAAAGAACTCTTCCGAGAAGAGGATGCCGCCATGACCTTCCGGATCACCAAGTGAAACGGTCAGTATTGTCCCAAATTTCACCCCCAGCTTATTGACCACGTAAGCCGTTGAATCCCTGACCATGAGCATAAGCTGGGGACCAGATAGCTCCCCGGGTTCGACATAGGTACATCCTACGATCATTTCGCGAGGGATTTCGTTCTGCCCAATTGAAACAGATTGCAGGAATAGCTGAGTGCGTTTTGAATCAGTTTCCGGGGCTGTGGTGGTCTTTGTGGCCATCTCATTCCTCCAGAATTTTCGCTTTTACCGTTATGGTGCCGGTGGTTTGCTGCATATAAGCCAGGATAGGAAGCTCCGCCACTACTGTGAGGTTCAATCCAACCGCGAACAGCCTGTTGTCGGCGGTGCCGGTGGTCAGATCCTGAAATGCGATTGATTTTTGCCCTTCTATGTAACAGGTAACCGGTATCTCATAACCGCCGACATTGGCAGTGTGAGTGAAAGATGCCTGCCCGAGGCTGGCATACATTCGTAGCCAGAATGCTAATGCAGTTGTAACCATCCCAAGAGATTCCTTCTCGTCACTGGCTATCCATAGCGAATATTCCAGTGAGAAAGGGATAGTCGATACCAGGGCTTCAATCTCATCATTTTCATTGGTGACATGCCCTTCATCGTAATTATCCCGGCACAGTTCACCTTCATAAATTGAAAATGCGGGAGAACGAGACAGATTCACAAGCGGCATTGCCAGCTTATTTACCGGGCCAGCAGAGGCTGTATCTTTGCGCCCGGCGCGATCGGCTTCAAATGACGACAACCACTCCTTCACATCACTAAAAGTGCCGAGCGTTATGCGATCTCTTGGTGTGCGTTTCAGGAACTCCCGGAACGACTGGTTAATGCGATCATTAAAGCTGACAACTTGTGAGTCGAACGCTTCGTTTAAAGCCTGTGCGAGCGCCGAATCAATGCCATCAATAGTGGCAAATTCCAGCTTACCAGTTGGAGTAAGACCTTTTTTCTTAAAGATGGCCAGTAGCCATTCCTGATTATTCAGAATCACCGATGAAATTCCCTTCAAAGGCGCGTGAAGGCACGCAATAAAACAAACTGCCTACCCTGGCAGTGCCGTAATTGAATATTTTATGGATGTACCAGAAGCGGCGAATGGTTGTGCCGTCTGACAGCTGTTCCAGCCATTCGAGCATAGAACCTACTGGCACATTAACGGCGGCTAACCGAAGGATTAAAGCACTGTCGCTAATTCCCGTATTATCACTGCCGTCGTATAGCGCGTAGAAGGCGTCCATCTCATCCGGGCAGTCGAGGGCCGTTATCAGTTCTGGATCCTGATAGTCATATATGCGTTGGTTCGGTTCTATTATTTCAGATGCCGTTTCAGGTGCATTTTTGTCTCTGTAAGGTATTGCGCGATACAGAACTGCATCGAATGAGTCAGGGTCTAGCTTGATTGCTTTGAGCCAGTCCATCCGCACAAGGTTATTAAAAACTGCATGACCTTGATAACGGTGGCGCACACCAGAATCACTAAGCAGGCCGTGATCCAGATTGGGAAGGTGATTGTCCTCCACAGGATCAACAATATTACCAACGTTAACACCATCGGTTTCGATTTCAGCATCAATATCTTCCTCTTCAATCAGTTCAGAACCTTCGCCTGGAATATCCGGATCCGATTCGGTGTCCGGGAGGTTATCACCAGTCACTTGTTGTGATGGTTCTGTGTCCTCAAACATGTCATCAAAGAAACCAGCCATCGATTATCCTTTCCGTTTACGGGCTTCGTTAATTTGTGTCTCAAGAATGCTTCGCGCCTGCGCGGTGGCAGCGGCCTTGTCCATTCCCTGACTCATGAAAAACTTTATGAGGTTGTTCGCCTGCGTTTGCAGGGCTTTTTTGAGAGCGTCGGCTTCAGCGCGAGCTTGGGCTTCCCTCACCCGCGATGCTTTTAGTTCGGCATTCTTCCTGTTTGCCGTGGTGCGAGCTTTTTTTAACAACCGGCGAACGTTGTCCGTGGCGCTATCTTTGGCGCGTAGTTTTTTGCCTAATGCATCCTGAGATTTCAGATATAACTCATACTCACGCGCCGCTTTAGCCTGATCCGTCGTTGTTGTCCGGTTGCGCGCGAGTGATTTAGCCAGTTCGCCTTTGAAATAGGTTGTTGTCTTCCGCTTGTCATCGCCGAAGGCCACCTGTTCAGCTGCTTTTTCCAGGGCAATAATGATGGCCTTGTGCCATGTGGGAGACTGAAAACGCGTCATAGCGTGCAATACATGTTTGCAGGCTACACCAGTCAGATCAGGGTTGCGGATCTTGGGGAATGCATACTCTTTTGGCGGCGCGACAGCATAGTTACCAGCCGTGGCCATATAACGATACCAGTATTGATGGCGTCCACAATCACAGTCGAAAGATACCCGGCCCTTGCAGAGATCGGCAGCGATTCGGGCTTTTTTCGCACCGTCTTCAGCAATTTCCTCAACGGCTTTATCCCATTCCTCAAATCGAATTCTGACACGGTGATGCTGGTGGACAGACTCATCCGAGGCATTAACAGATATCAATGCAAGGTTATGTTTTAGCCCGAGGAATGTCGCGGCTTTGATCCCTGTGCCATCAGAAACCTTGTTGTTAGCGCGTTTTATATCAATGCTGGTGGACTGCGCCACCAGCTGAGCATAGGTAATGCCGGGTACCGTGCTCTTGAATTTTGTTTTATGAGCCTGCCTTGAGGTGTTGAAGCTGCGTATATCTTCGGGCGTAAAGTAGGTGCCATCTTTCTTTTTCCCAAGGCTGAGGAATGCCTCAAGTTCGCGGTTACGCATCCCCATAATCCTTGGGGTGAGTGTACGTCGCGCGTTTCGCCGATTCTGACGCTGCTGTTTACGGATAAGATCGAAGACCTTGTTAAAGTCTTTTGCACTTAATCCATCAGTCTGATAGCGACCAAGGTTGTCGCGAGCATATTCAGTTGGCATTCATTTCCCTTACGCAATGGATAATGTCCCTATCACCTGGCCGTCATATTGGAAATGGCGAATCATTTCGCGGATCCATGTGGCAGGTGGGAGTTTTAATTTTTTGCCAACAGTCATACCCTGAGACTCATCCTCAAGCCCGGCGGCGAGCGTCACAACCCAGCGTAGCTCTGCTATGCCCCACATACGGTAAGCCAGCAAATCCGGGCGATATTGCTCATCGGGAAGAACGTAATAAATCGTCAGATTCTTGTCGTTCGATTCACACATAAGCATCACCTCTTTGCGCAGCTCTGCCCTGAGTATTGGATCGGCTATGTTGCGGTCGTCATACCGCGACAGAGGATATTGCCGGGTGCTTTGGGTTGTAGTGATTGATGTAGCCATAGTCAGCCTGCCAGAAATAGATGATGGTGATTCTACTGCTAGTCATTTGTTGAACATTTAACTTAATAAAGGAAAATTATTAGTGCAATTTTGATTGTGAAATGTATCATTCTGCCCTTAAGTAGGTTCTTCACAAGGAAACAAAATTGGCAGAACGTGTTGATGATGCAGAGCTGAGCATGAATCAGTTAGAAGCTCTCAAAGACATGGCCATCGATAACATCAGAAAGCAGGCACAGGTCGTGAGCCAGGTATTTACAGGGAAGTGTCGTTACTGCAATGAATCGATTGAATCAGGCATTTATTGTGACGCTGAATGTGCGCAATGGCACAGGGAAGAGCAGGCCGCAAAACAGCGTAAATATGGCATGCGACCGGCAGGATTTGACTGATTATGTTGCGCTTTACTGAGGAAGAGTTTCAGGCTTTTAGTGAGCGTCGAAATAAGGGGCGGTCCAGGCCAAAAACCAAAAAGGATCCATTCTTATCGCTTGCGCCGGTAAAAGAAGTTTCTCCACATGCGAAGGCACTTGCAGCACTGGCAAAGAACCCAGACCTGCGCGACGGAAATTGCGAGCACTTCGAGCAGGTTTTCATTTTTGATTACTTCGAACGCAAGCACCCTGACATCTATGAGCTGTTGCATGCAACGCCTAACGGAGGGAAACGTTCAAAAGCAACCGCCGGGAAAATGAAGGCTGAAGGGCAGAAAAAAGGTTATCCGGACATGAGTCTCGATAAAGCATGCGGTATTTATCACGGCATGCGAATTGAGCTTAAAGAACCAAATTGTAAAGCCCCGACGCAAGAGCAGATCGCCTGGATGCGCAGGCTTAGAGAGGAAGGTTACTACGTCGTTCTTGCGTATGGTGCAGAACAAGCGATAACCGCCATCCTGGAATACATGAGCCTTAAAAAGGGTGAGGCTATTGAGCATGTATTGAACGGCGACAAGTGGTTGTATGCTGCTTAAAATAATAAATTAATTAGTACATATGCGCCATTTGATATAGCGCACATTAACATCGGGAGAATAATCGTGTCATCCAAGGCTAATTATGAATCGCTGGCATCGATCATGCCGCGTAATGAACAGGAAACAGATGCTGTAGTGGACCCTGTAATCGCTGAAATGAATGCTCGCCTGGAGGCTGAATTTGCAGCTGAGAATGAACATACCACCCAGGGCGACTAGGACTGTTTTTTGTGTCGGTAGCGGTCCGTCACTCACTCGTGAGGACTGTGCTGCTATAGAAAAAACTGGCTGTTCAATCATCGCGGTTAACAATTCCTGGCAGATGTTCGATGACATTTATGCCTTATACGCCGGTGATTTGTCATGGTGGAAGCAATACGGCTCCACCATACCGGGAGGGAGATTCCGCAAAGTGACAGCCAACCTGGCGGCGGCGAAATCATTTTCGTTGGAGTACAGGCGATATTGTGGACCGGCGGAAGGGGTAAATAGCGGCGCGCAGGCTATCAGTCTGGCTGCTGAATCAGGGGCTGAAGTAGTGGTATTAGTCGGCTATGACTGTTCTCTGCAAAACGGCCTTCATTGGCATGGTGCGCACCCTCAAGCCCTACGGAATCCAACGCAGGTGTCTATTTCAAAATGGCAACAGCAGTTCTTGGATACCCGCAAAAAACACGCAGATTTACATATTTTGAATGCAAGTAGGAGCAGTGCAATTCAATGTTTCCCAAGAATAAATTTAGAGGCAGTGATCGCGTTATTATCGTCGGCAGTGGCCCAAGCGCCGCAAACTTTGTTGCGCCGCGCGGAGTGCCGATTATAGCGGTCAATGGGGCTATCGACTGGCTTAACCGCGCTTCTTATTTTTTCACCCTTGATCCATCCCCAGACAATATGCGGCGCGTTGGTCGTGGCCGCCGTCGCCGTGGTGTTTGTTATTGCATGGCACTACCCGATGTTAAAGAACGTGAAGTCAGAGACGGCGTTCTGTGCTTCCGTCGTGTGGCTGAACGCGGCATCGAGCCAAAAAATACGAATTCTCCCGAGTGGTGGGCGTGGCGCTGGTCCGCACATTTCGGCCTTTGTGAAGATGAGAATGAAATTGCCAGTGGCAATAGTGCATATGGTGCTCTGAACCTGGCTTTCCATATCGGATTCAAACATGTAGCCCTGGTGGGCGTTGACGCTACGCAAGAACCACGCGTTCACTCCGGCGGCACGCCAAAAAATCTAAGTCACCTGCCTTTGTTATTCCAGTCTGCGCGTGAACAGATTGACGTTGTTTCATGCGGGAAAATGGGAGGTATTCCGCAGATGACTCTTAAAGAATGGCTGAAGAATACATGATGGCACCCACAATTTATCACCGTATCGACGGTACCAAATACAGGAATATCTGGGTTGTTGGTGATCTGCATGGTTGCTACACCAGACTGATGTCCGAACTCCATCGTGTGGATTTTGACCCTGCGCAGGATTTACTGATATCGGTCGGCGACCTTATCGATCGCGGCACCGAAAATGTTAAATGCCTGGAGCTATTGCAGATGCCATGGTTCAGAGCGGTTATGGGCAACCATGAGCGGCTGATGATTGATGCGTTAAGTCCTGATGGCAACGTGAATAACTGGCTAATGAATGGCGGTCAATGGTTCTTCATGCTGGACGCTGATCAGGAAATATTAGCCAGGGCGCTGGTGGAGTTGGTAAGACGACTGCCCTATATCATTGAGTTGAACACCGGGCAAGAAACTATCGTTATAGCCCATGCCGACTATCCGGATAATGAATATCAATTCGGTAAGGAGGTGCCGCTTTTCAACGTTGTCTGGGCGCGCGAGCGTATCAGTGATTCGATGGATGATATTGGTGGCGAAATTTCGGGCGCAGATCGTTTTATCTTTGGTCACACTCTGGTGAAAAGCCCGAAGACATTCTGGAATCAGCATTATATCGATACTGGTGCCGTATTTTGCGGAAACCTGACATTGATGAAAGTGAAAGGTGATGGTGCAGCATGAAGATTGCTTTAGTTCTTCGCTCTGGTGGTGACTATAACGCTTCCGATGTGCAGTGGCTGGTTAATCAACTGCCAAAAGGCTATGAAATTATTTGCCTGACAGACCTGAAGCGTTTACATGTACCTGGCGTCAAAGTTATCCCATTGATCAACCAGTGGCAAAAGTGCCGTGGCTGGTGGGCGAAAATCGAGTTGTTCCGACCGGATATAACCGATGATCTGTTCTATCTGGATTTGGACACGGTTATTGCCGGTGATATACGCCCAATCCTTGAGAATCCACCAACCAGCTTCACCATGCTTAGGGATTTTTACCATCCACAATATCGTGGTAGCGGTGCCCTGTGGATACCAAATAGTGTAAAAGCGCATATCTGGAGTGCATTCTGGCAAGATCCGGAAGGTTGGGTTGCTCGTTGTGTTACTACTGAATGCTGGGGTGATCAGGGGTTTTTGCGGAAGGTTATGGGTGATGATACACCAGCATTTCAGGATCTGTATCCGGGATGGTTTGTAAGTTACAAGGCCGATGTTGTGGAACCTGGTTCGAAATATGCGAGCGCGCGTTACTCCAGGGGGAATGGGGCATTACCAAAAGACTGCCGAATAATCTTTTTCCACGGCAAACCGCGACCTCGCGAAGTGTCAGAGGATTGGCTTCCCCTTATTAGCTCGTTTTTTGAGCAAGAATCAGAATAATATTGCTCTAATAATTCCATATTTTTAAAACGTGATGTACACTCATCACGTTTTTTATTAGAGCAATCTATAAGGTGCACTATGTGGCCATTCCGACGGAAATATCACTACTGGCTGATCGCCTTTGTTACGCCGACCGGCGGTATCAGGCATGTCATCACCAGGTATCGCAATAAGAGACTCACCTTAGCCAGAATTTTACAGGCTGCCATAGGTGAGGGACTGGATACAAATTGCGTCGTCCTTCCTCCTTCATACTTAGGAAAAATGACCGAAGCACAAGCTAATACGGAACTTTGAAATGAGCACTTCAGCACAAAACCAATCAATCGAAAATGTATCTATCCCTGACGTCCTGAATGCCGGTATCCCGGCCATTATCCAGAACATCCGGGCCGCGCAACGCCGCGTTAGTTGTGATGACCTCACAGCGCGTTTTTTTGATAATGCGGTTCAGTCAGCGGAGATGCTTCACGCACAGCTTATTGATGTTTATAACGCAGAAGCTGATAGCCATAACTCCCTGGTAGATGCAGCTGAAAATATGCAGTTGGATCTCGGTCTGAAGGGTAAAGAAATTGAAGAGCTTCAGCTGGAAATTGAACATTTGAAACGCCAGCAACAGGACGCGATCGACGATGCGACGCATGACGCCAACCAGCGTGCTGATAATGCCGAACGTATAAGCATTGAGCTGGAAACAAAACTCAATGAAATGACCGCGATGGTTGAACTGCGGAACTCACAGATTTCAACGCTAAAATCTCAATATAAAGAGATCATGAAACTTGATCCTTTTAACCTTGAGAAACGCTATAACAAAGCTAAAAGCGAGCGACAGGAACTGCGTAAGCAGGTTGCCGACCTTAACCAACAGCTCAAAAAAACTATTAAAGATGCAAGCGAGGCGCGCGTGGCATTTGCTAATAAAAAAGCAGAGGTTACCGCGCTGGTTAATGAGAATGCCAAATTTGCGACGCTCAAGAAGGAAATGTATGGCATTACTGAGCGCCGTTTCCCTGCAAGCAAACTTCATCCGACGTTAGGGCAAATCTCCTTCTTCCCGCGCCTCCTGGCTTATGGGATCTCATCGCCTAAAGAGTTCAATAACGAGCGTCCTTATATCGTTTCTAAGCTGGACTTTGCTTATCAGTTCTGCTGCGACATGGGCTATGCCATTGATATCCGGATCAACGAATGGTTGATGCCAAACTTCCAGCCGTTGGCCATTTTCCGCGAGTTCCAGCCGGAAGGTTGGGTAGAGTTCTTCCATGAATTGATCTGTAAAGAGATGGAAAGCCGCCGCCCGGAACTGGTCCGTCGAGTTGAGTGGGCGCAAGAGGTTATGTTGGCAGAGGCAGAGCTGCCGTTCGAACCGGAATTTATTGATGATCTGGCAGCTAAAGGGCTGCATACCCTGTTTGATGTGGTTACCCGCCGTCATGAGCAGTTGGTTGTCGAATTGGGTTTAGAGGAAACAGCGGCAAGAAGACTTCTCGATGTTTGCTATGCACGTAGCGATGCATGGGAAAAAGAGAACGGCGGCACTATTTACGTTCGCTGACAGTTACAGTGTCACTTTTAATGCTGGTGGAGTGCGCCCACCAGCATTTTTTTCGTCCAATGAGGAGGGCATTTGAGTATTTTCAATAAACACGCACACCAGGAACGTCCGTATATCGTCATAGTTGATATTGATGGAACAATATCAGAGGCAACGGAAGACAGGCTGCATTTACTTCCACCACCTGGCAAAGGTGCATTAACAGAGCACTGGAACGAGTTTAACCTTGCCTGTGACACTGATGCTCCCATCACTCCAGTTATTGATATGGTGCGCCAGTTGTCCAGCATTTACACGCTCTGGTTTGTAACCGGGCGCAGTGAGATAGCCAGGGATAAAACACGAGCTTGGTTGCGTAAGCACGTAACAAATGGGGCTGAGCCTTTGCTATCTATGCGTCCTGCCACCGATGACAGAAATGACGGCCCAGCAAAGATTGATCTCCTTAAGAAAATTGGTCTAAGTAAAATCGCGTTCGCGCTGGAAGATAAGATTGAAGTGGCGCGTGTTTTCAGGAGGCACGGCGTGCTTACGTTAATGGTCAGGGAGTATGAAAACGCGCTTCTTCATCAACAATAATTGCTCTAATAAATATTGATTTTTAAAACAGAGAAAGTGAAAATAAAAACATGCCGCAAGGCGCGGCATGTATCCAATCAATCACAGGAGCTGAAAATATGAACACGGCATTCAAAATCATTATGGCCGCGATCTATTTCTGGCAGTTCTCTATCACTTTTGGCGGCATCGTCGCTCATGGGTAAGGGGGATGCATGAAAGGCGAAGTGAAAGAGCGCGGCATGATTTTTAACGATGAGATGGTCCGGGCAATTCTTGGCGGGAATAAAACACAGACTCGCAGGATTGTTGAAGAAAAATTCTATGGACGGGCAGTGGCCGCAGAGTTGCTTGCCAAGCATTGTCCATATGGTCAACCGGGCGATCGTATTTGGGTTCGCGAAACCTACCGGGTACATGGCAAAGCGACGGACGTCGCAACGCTGGTTTATCGCGCAAGCGTGCGTAACTCCTGGACAGAACAAACGCACCGGGTTCCGGTCGAGGTTTGTAATAAACCAGTATCAGAAAAGTGGACGCCATCAATTCACATGCCGCGCTGGGCATCGCGCATTCTTCTGGAAATTACCAACGTTCGCGTTGAGCGGTTGAACGATATCAGCGAATGCGATGCAAGGGCTGAGGGCGCACCAACAGAATCGACCCTCATTGGCGATAAGCATTACCCAGGTTTCCCTAGCCTATGGAAATCAATTTATGGCGAAGATAGTTGGAACGCTAATCCTTGGGTGTGGGTAATAGAGTTTGAGCGTATTCAGGGGGCAACCAGTGAGTGAGTCAAAATGCCAAATTAATGGCAACAAGATAGAACCGTGCGCGGCGTTGGCACAATCCCTGGAGCATGACGCTGAATACACGACGCGAAAAGGTCTGCTGAAATACAAAATCTATAACCATGAATTAATTCATTCACAAGACCTGATCATGCTGCGGTCTGGTGAATTTTCTAAATCGCCTATTCGAGTTTCATTTTGCCCGTTCTGTGGTGAAAGTCTGAAAACGTGGGAAGCGGAGGCAACCAGTGAATAACCGCTTTTACATGATGTGCTTGCGTGAAACTGTGGGTAATAACGCCTCATTCCATTGCCATAACGGCAATGGTTACAGTTCTGATATCGATCGCGCTCATGTTTACACGCTGGAAGAAGCCCAAAAAGCCTGGAATTGTGGACGAGATATCGATCAGCCTGTTTGCGCTGATAGCGTGGATGCAATGGCTCTGTGGCACGTTGATTGCCAGTACATCCCCACAGAAAGCCTGATTGAGTCAGATTGCACTGCGTATGTGGCCTACAAAAAAGGTAGCTGGAACGGCAACGATGTTTACTGGCTTCAACACGGTGGATTGCCAACAGATGACTTCAGTAAAGCAACCATCTTTAGCGTCGCTAACAAAAACGAGCCAGGAATAGTTTGGTTGCCATTTTCCATTGCCGATGTAGCAAAGCGCCGGACGTTCAATATCAATAATTTTAACCGCAGAACAATGGTTCAGGGCGCAGGTTTGGTCATACCTGACTGGTTGAAAAAACAAAACAGAAGAAAAAAGTCGCGAAGCGGTAAGGTGCGCTGGAATTGTCCGCATTGCGGAAAAATTACCTGGCAGTACAGCCCATATGATTTTGAAGGATGTCGTGATTACAACTGTGAAGGATGGCGAGTATGAAAATTGACTATCAGGCACTGCGTGAAAAGGCAGAAAAAGCAACGTGTGGTGTATGGTCGCTCGAATATGGAGAGAGCCGATTTGATGGTGATGATGCGCTAATTCATCGTGAAGTTGCTGGATATATTCCCATTTGCAGAATTGAAGGAGCGCATCCAGAAAGCGGTTTCGATGAAGATTTCCAAATGGAACAGCAGGCCAATGCTGAATTCATCGCAGCAGCCAGTCCAGCTACCGTGCTGGCACTACTGGATGAACGGGAAAGAAACCAGCAATACATCAAACGCCGCGACCAGGAGAACGAGGATATTGCGCTAACGGTAGGGAAGCTGCGCGTTGAGCTTGAAACAGCAAAATCAAAACTCAACGAGCAGCGTGAATATTACGAGGGAGTAATCGCGGATGGAAGTAAGCGCATAGCAGAACTGGAAAGCAACGAAGTCCGTGAAGTCGGAAATCAGTTTCTTGTTGTTCGCCATCCTGGGAAAACTCCTGTCATCAAGCACTGCACTGGTGACCTGGAAGAGTTTCTGCGGAAGTTAATCGAACAAGACGCGTTAGTAACTATCGACATCATTACGCATCGCTATTACGGGATTGGCGGTCAATGGGTTCAGGATGCAGTTGAGTATCTGCATATGATGTCTGACGCTGGCATTCGCATCAAAGGAGAGTGATATGGCGTTAACACACCGCGAACTCTGTCAGATTGCGTACAAGTTCCTTAAGCGCAACGGGTTCAAGGTTTGTTTTCATGACCGCTTTATAGCTGTAACCAGTACCGGAGAACAGCCAGATGCTATGGGATTCAGAAATTCAGCATCATGCCTGATAGAGGCGAAGTGTTCTCGTGCTGACTTGTTGGCAGATAGAAAAAAGCGTTTTCGTAAAAATCCGTCTCTTGGAATGGGCGACTGGCGATTCTTTATTAGTGAGCCGGGAATTATTTCAATTGAGGATTTACCACCTGGCTGGGGATTACTTCACGTTGTTAACGGAAGAGTACGGAAAGTACATGGGTGGCCCAAGGGTAATTGCTGTTGGGGTAATCCTGACGATAAGCCATTTACTGGAAATAAGCAGGTTGAATGCGATTACATGTTATCTGCATTAAGGCGCATGGAGTTGAGAGGGCACCTTAATGAAATATATGACGGTGTAATTGTTAATAAGAAAGAAGGAAACGCGGCATGACCACTATTACCAAAGAGCGACTACTGACAATCAAGCAGTGGCGCGAAACATACGGACCTGGTAGCAACGTTGTACTGCCAGCAGAAGAAGCGGAAGAACTGGCACGAATTGCTCTGGCATCGCTGGACGCAAAACCAATAGGTGCATTCCACATTGCAGAACAGCAAGTTGACGGCACAAGTGACTACCTCAAGGATGGAGAATGGCCTATTGATAATGGAATTATTGAGGTCTACGCCGCTCCCCCCGTTCCAGTAGTACCGGAAGAAAAACCAATGCCTAACGCTCTAAGCATGCTTGAAAGAGAGATCACACAACTGATTGGTGATGCGCAGGAAGCCACTGTTACTGGCTATGAGTTAATCGCTGAAGCTTGGCGTTTGATGGATGGACAAGACCCTAAAACCAGCGATTGGCATAGCAAGGCTTCGAAGTATTTAAATTCCAATATTGTAGAAAAAGTTGATGATGACCGTATTGATGCAATTAAGGCTGTTTTGCGTAGACTGGCTGGCAACTATCCGGATATTCCGGATAGTTCGGTGCCTGCGCCAGGAAAGGGCGTCACCGGTGAACGTATCCGCATTAAGCCGCATGTTTATCGCGAACTGGTTAACCGTCTCCACGATACAGCGATCAAGTGTGCTGGCACCCAGCAATTACGAGAAAGAATTAGCCGTGTTTTGGGCGACGTTATTACGCCATATCATCATAAACAAGCCGAGAAAAGCGGTCTGGAAAGGTGTCATCTTGAGGCAGCATTAAACATTAAGCCGGGGCATACGCTTGGCATTATTGATGCACTGTTGGTTCATAAGATGGCTAGGGCTTTATTGTCGTTGGTGGACGCTGGTGATACAAGCGAGGGTGAAGTATGAGAGTTGCAGATCACATCAAACACCTTGAAAGAATTATCGAAAACGGTGAACTCTTAAGAGATAAGATGAGACGCACGGCAGAAGCCAGGGAGGCGATAATCCGCAGTCAGGCTGGTAAATTAAAGCAATTGTCAGAGATTAACACGCTATACAAGAACAGACGTAACCGGGCGGTGATGCGGCTTCAGAAAGCACGTAATGAAATTAAATTGGTGGAGGCAAAACTGAAAAAACAGATCCAGCGTTACGATCAGCAAGATGCTTTTTATGCCGCCATCAAGGCGGCTGCTAATGAAATAGGCATCTGGAAGTTGCTGGTGGAGAAAGCAAAGACGAAGTTAAATGCCAACGAAAGCTGAACTACAGGTGCCCACCAGCACATACAGAAAATGATTGTTTCCACATCAAGGAGATTTTAATGTTTCACTGAAACATTAAGTAAGCCAGTGCATAATTCCATTTTTTACTGACCTTAAAAGCAAAATCAAAACGATGATGAGGATAATAGCCAGAATCTGGCTAATAATAGGCGCATCTAAAAATGCACTCAGGAACTGAAAAAAAGCGTTCATTCAGGTGGTTCCTTGTCAAATGTAAAGGTGCACTTGCTCACGTTGACGTAGAAACCCAACCCCTATATAGTTGGATTCGGTGAATGAAAGTCGTTAACGTGAGCTTACGGCACATGTTTTCGGAAAAACATCAGGGAACGGCTAATTCCTTGATGCGGGTGGGGTCTGTAATGCAGACCCTATCTATTAACGTCATGATTGCATCTCAAATTTTCTCCTTATCTTCAATTAATCTACATTCATTTCATCTGTTAGCCACCACAATATGTAGAAAATGGCCCTCTTGCAAGTGCATAACTTTGTGGATAACTCAGGAAGGAAAAAGTGGCTTTCGCGCACCTTCGGTCAGACAAGGTGTCCGGGAAAGTCAACGCAAAGAAAAAAATTGTTAAAAATAACGTTTGTTGGAATTGTATATTTTTATCCCCTTCAATGGTTAGCATTCTATTAACATCTTTTTTTAGAGACAGAAAAACATATCGTAACAACATATATACAGTATTAAGAGGCGAGTATTATCCTGCGGTGGGAATTCTGGGCGCTGTTAGATTCGACTTTCTCAGCAGGATTACATCGTCAACTTGCGACGTTGCCGTATGACTTTCGTGTAATAGGTGACAATGATGCGGCTAGTGAGTTACTTGTGAAGTTTTTCGGAAAAGGTTTTGTGGCCTCGGATCTTGATGAGCTACAGCAACATGAAGTGTCTAATTTGATTTTTAGCCATAGCCAATAAGCCTCCCTCCTCCATCAAGGCCACAATTTGTGACCTTAAACAATTTGTTTTCTGCTTTTTCTTATTTGAGGAAATAACGTTGTTGACAGCTAATAGGCTCGTTGTTGTTATACATGCCTGTATAGATTATGACCGTAAATTATTAGCGGATTTTAAGCCATATTCACCGTTGTAGAAATTACTCATGTTCCATTCATTAGGAAGTTCTTTTCTGTCCAATGTATAGTGGCGCACGATATAACGATCTTCATCTTCTTCGATGGACAGGCGGACATAGCCAATGTGAATCACCGATACGGGCGGTGTTCGTATTGCATAGATGTCGCGGAGATATACCGGCAGCTCGACAAATGCATCAGGTGCATCTGTGATGCTCGTTTTTTCACAGTATTCATATAACGCATCGTTGATATCGTTAAGAGATTCATGATCGTATATTTCCAGGTAATTACTGCGATCGCGATGGTACTCGATTTTAGCCATTCAAAATCCCCTGTTATCGTTTTGCATTTCTCTAATCCGGTTCAGAACTACTTCGTGCTGGACTTGGATAGCGGCTTTTTCGTTTTCAAGCCGGGCAATAGACATCTCTAATTCTTTGCTGTACCAGGCGAGCTGGGCCAGGTTCATCCGGTTGTGGTCGAGAGTTGGAGACACTTCGACGCGATCCCTTTCTTCCTGCTTTAATGAGAAGAGATTCATCTCATCCCTTGAGGAAAATTCAGCAACAATTTCTTGTTGATGATCCGGTCGCTGCGACATCCTCGCCAGTATAAATGGCGGTTCTTTTGAAAACATGAATGTCGGTTCAGACCGTGTTTTTACCCAGCTTGCCTGCTGTCTTTCGGCAAGTTCACAGGCTTCATCATAGTTATCTGCCAAACAAAGCACGGATGGACGGTCCCACGCCCCACCATTCAGACAATAAACTACAATTTTCCCGTCAGGTTGTGTAACCCCATATGGATGGTCCCACTAGGCGTCCAGCTGAGCTTTAAAGCGTTTCTCGTTAGGAGTGCAGTCAAAATTTTTGGGCAATACAGGATCGAGAGGAATGCGATTAGGCATAGCTAATTCCTTATTAACTGATTGGCAACGAGGTTACGCTGATCCGTTGGTGATGAATAGTAGCAAAGCGCACAAAATCATCAGCGGTGGTTGATGTACGTAACGCGTTTGCACCAAAGGTGTCTCTTTAATGTATACTGTATAAATGAACAGTATTATTGAGGTGGAAACGCTATGGGCTTCCCTTCTCCTGCGGCGGATTATGTTGAAAGCCGAATTTCTCTTGATCAGCAACTAATCAGGCATCCATCAGCAACCTACTTCATGCGGGCAGCTGATAGCCATCACCGTGAGGGAATATTGCAGGGTGCTTTGCTGGTGGTTGATTCCTCGCTTACTCCGGTTGATGGTTCTCTGCTTGTGTGCGCTATGGAGGGTGAATATCGCATAAAGAGATACAGGAAGTATCCGCGCCAGCACCTGGAGGATTTAAGCACCGGGAAGAAAGAGGCGTTACCAGTAGATGACGATGGATGCACGGGCAGTAATGCTGTTTTTGGTGTGATCACTCATGTCATCAATGATGCCCGAAGTGGGGAGTTTGATGATTGTCCGGTGATTTAAGCTGCAAAGTGCTGGTGCTTTATGCCTGTGAAGTTTATAATTGTGTACACATAACGAGTACACGAGGTGTTTATGCAATCCATTAACTTCCGTACCGCGCGCGGCAACCTTTCTGAAGTGCTCAACAATGTTGAAGCCGGGGAAGAGGTTGAAATCACCCGCAGAGGCCGTGAGCCAGCAGTAATTGTCAGCAAGGCTACTTTCGAAGCCTACAAAAAAGCGGCGCTGGATGCTGAATTTGCATCCCTGTTTGACACTCTGGACTCCACCAACAAGGAACTGGTTAACCGATAATGAGGCATATATCACCGGAAGAACTTATTGCGCTTCATGATGCGAATATAAGCCGCTACGGCGGCCTGCCGGGAATGTCAGATCCGGGTAGGGCAGAGGCCATTATCGGGAGAGTTCAGGCCAGAGTTGCCTACGAAGAGATCACCGACCTTTTCGAAGTCTCCGCCACCTACCTGGTGGCTACAGCGAGAGGGCATATATTCAATGATGCCAATAAGCGTACCGCGCTAAACAGTGCGCTGCTATTTCTACGCCGTAACGGGGTGCAGGTATTTGATTCACCTGAACTGGCAGACCTTACCGTAGGCGCTGCGACTGGCGAGATATCTGTATCTTCTGTCGCCGACACGTTACGTAGATTGTATGGTTCTGCGGAGTAGATTAATGGCACGTAAATACAACAAGTTGTCCCGTGAAGCGTTAAAGATGCTTCTTGATGGCGTGAGTCGCCGCGAGGTAAAGCAATACCTGGTTGGTAGGCAAATTGGTGCCAGGACCGCTATTGCTGTGTTATGCCGTCAGGAAATGGCTGTGCTTAAACAGAGAATGCCGGGCAGCAGATAAAGCCCAATCAGTGATTAAAGGTGTGATGTGAAAGCCGTAATTACTCCCTTTGTACAGAAAGAGCTTGGCCTCGCCACGTTCAAAGTGGATCAGGAGGTCAGAAAGCTGGTGGAGGCTGGCCGTAAATTTATTATGGAGCCGGTGCCGCGTGAGTTAATCGAGCACATGGAAGACGGCCTCGTTGTTACCGAGCAAACCATGGCAACAAATGAGGCGTTGCAGCCGTTTTTTAACAGCGATGAACTGTTTCGCCGTATTGGTGGAATTGACGCGCTGGTTGCGTGGTTGCGTAGGAAAGAGGGTCAATGCCAGGCCGCAGATCGTAGTTGGTGTGACAACCATATTGTCCACGCTGAACGAGACAATAGCGCGGTGTTGTTGTGCTGGCATCACGATAACCATTACCGGATGCGTGGTTTTAATGAGCTGAAAGAAACGCTGCACAATAATCGCGTTAACTGGATACTGGATGTCGCCCGTCAGGAAATGGGCCTTTCAAATAGCCATGATTTAAGTATTCAGGAGCTGTGCTGGTGGGCTTTCATGCGCAACATGATGCACCTGATGCCGGAAGAAGTCTGCCGCATATCAATAAATAAGATGAAGGCTACTCCGCAGGATAGTGGACCTCTGAAAGAGGCGGATATTCGCCCGTATGACGATCGCGCTACAGCATATGTTCAGATGATGGAAGAACGCGCCGCGCCGATGCGTGCAAAAGTATGCCCTGTGGATGTTGACTCCGACCCTAGCATGGCGCATTTCAAAATACCAAAACTTCAATCGCTAAAATTGCCCGAGTACATGGATTTTGTGGCTTCCCGTCCATGCTGTGGCTGTGGAGCTGCGGGAGCTGGCGCTCACATTACGCCTTATATCGTTCGTCATAGTCGATTATGCGCGCATGACATTTATGCTATTCCTCTGTGCCAGTCATGCCAGCGTGATATTGAGCGTGACCGCGATAATTGGGAGAAGACGCACGGTAGGCTGGCGATGCATCAACGATTGTTCTTTGATTACGCGCTTGGAGTCGGCGCTATCACAAGTCATTCGTCGAGCGTTAGATGAAATTGCTCTAATGCATTGCTATTTCTTTAATCGATGGTATTATATTCGACGTTGATTAGTTGACATGGGCTAATCAGTAGGTGACAGGATGTTACTTAACTGGCAGGGACGCCACTTCATGGAAATAAATCACTCACGAATAACATCGTACGAGATTGCGGATTACATGATCCGCACTAAATCTCTTCTATCAGCGAAAGAACTCGCAGCAATTCTTGAAAAGGAATACCCGCATCTGGATGTCGATAAGCGCGATGTTTATCTGCGCTTAAAGGCTATCGCTGTGTCTAAGTATTCGTCTGTTTTGATTGATGACAGTACACGCCCACGTAGATTTCAGATCCACTCTCTGAATCCTGAATTCTTTCGCCGCAGCCGCGCTCCGCGCCGGTTTGATGAAAAACTCCAGAACGAACTCTATATGACGCAGGACGAAAAGGAACGCCGGGAGCACCAGCCTTGGGTAATGGCGCGTCAACTTTTCAATAAGGTGGCCCGTCAGCACCGTCATTACGGTAATGCCACATCCGCACGTATCTGATTGATTGCTTGCCCGTTCCGGGCCTTTTGACATGTGACTTTCGTTACCCTCGCGTCAAAAAGAGTTTTTACGAAAGGAAGCATAAGTGACCTGGGACGATCACAAGAAGAATTTTGCTCGCCTGGCGCGAGATGGTGGTTACACCATCGCACAGTATGCCGCCGAGTTTAATCTTAACCCTAATACCGCACGTCGTTATCTCCGTGCCTTCAAAGAAGACACCAGGACTGCGGACAGCCGCAAGCCAAATAAGCCAGTCAGGAAGCCACTAAAAGGCATGATCATTGATCACTCTAATGATCAACATGCAGGTGATCATATTGCGGCTGAAATAGCGGAAAAACAGAGAGTTAATGCCGTTGTCAGTGCCGCAGTCGAGAATGCGAAGCGCCAAAATAAGCGCATAAATGATCGTTCAGATGATCATGACGTGATCACCCGCGCCCACCGGACCTTACGTGATCGTCTGGAACGCGACACCCTGGATGATGATGGTGAACGCTTTGAATTCGAAGCTGGCGATTACCTGATAGATAGCGTTGAAGCGCGGAAGGCCGCGCGCGCTATGTTGCGTCGGTCCGGGGCCGATGTTCTGGAAACCACTCTTCTTGAAAAGTCTCTTTCTCATCTCCTTATGCTGGAGAACGCCAGGGATACGTGTATTCGCCTGGTGCAGGAAATGCGCGATCAGCAAAAAGACGATGATGGAGGTACTCCGCCTGAATACCGTATCGCGAGCATGCTAAACAGCTGTTCCGCGCAGATAAGCAGTCTGATCAACACCATTTACAGCATCCGGAATAACTATCGAAAAGAAAGCCGGGAGGCGGAAAAGCACGCTTTGTCTATGGGGCAAGCTGGCATTGTTAAGCTGGCATACGAACGAAAGCGTGAAAATAACTGGTCAGTGCTGGAAGCAGCTGAATTCATCGAGGCGCATGGTGGGAAAGTTCCGCCCCTGATGCTGGAGCAAATCAAAGCCGATCTGCGTGCTCCTAAGACCAATACCGATGATGAGGAAAGGCAAACAGCCGTCGGTGGCCCTTCTCTTGAAGATCTGGACAAAGTTGCGCGAGAACGGGCCGCCAACCGCCGCGCCGATGCCGCATTGTGGATTGAGCAGCGTAGGGAAGAAATCGCCGATATCGTTGATACAGGCGGTTATGGAGATGTTGATACTGAAGGTGTATCAAACGACCCATGGCTGGAACAAGACCTGGACGAAGACGAGGAGGAAGACGAAGAAGTTACCCGCAAGCTATACGGGGATGATGATTAATGGCCAGAAGTTGCGTAACGGATCCACGTTGGCGCGAGCTGGTGGCGCTATATCGTTATGACTGGATTGCTGCCGCTGATGTTTTGTTCGGCAAAACACCTACCTGGCAGCAGGATCTGATTATTGAGTCTGTGCAGGAACAGGGTAGCAAGACATCTGTTTCGTCTGGTCACGGTACCGGGAAATCAGACATGACTTCTATCATGATCATGTTGTTCATAATCATGTATCCCGGTGCCCGCGCCATTATCGTTGCGAACAAAATTCAGCAGGTAATGACCGGTATATTCAAGTACATCAAGATAAACTGGGCTACTGCCACCAGCCGTTTTCCATGGCTTGCTGATTATTTTGTTCTGACAGAAACCGCTTTCTATGAGGTTACTGGTAAAGGTGTATGGACTGTAGTACCGAAGGGCTTTCGTCTGGGAAGTGAAGAAGCTCTCGCCGGTGAACACGCAGATCATCTTCTGTATATTATCGATGAAGCCTCCGGTGTCAGTGATAGAGCTTTCGGTATCATCACCGGTGCTCTTACCGGACAGGATAACCGCATCTTATTGCTGTCACAGCCTACACGCCCAAGCGGCTATTTCTACGATACACACCATAAACTGGCCAAGCGTCCTGGTAACCCTGATGGCGTTTATACGGCGATCACGCTTAACAGTGAGGAATCACCGTTGGTAACGCCAGCATTTATCAAAATGAAGCTGGCGGAGTACGGCGGGCGTGATAACCCTATGTACATGATTAAGGTACGCGGCCTATTCCCTAAATCACAGGATGGCTTCCTTCTTGGGCGTGATGAGGTTGAACGTGCAACGCGGCGGAAAGTCAAGATTGCAAAAGGATGGGGCTGGCTTGCATGTGTGGACGTTGCTGGTGGTACGGGACGGGATAAGTCCGTTATCAATATCATGATGGTGTCCGGCCAGCGAAATAAACGCCGTGTAATCAACTATCGAATGCTGGAATACACAGACGTTACAGAAACGCAGCTTGCCGCCAAAATTTTCGCAGAATGTAATCCTGAGCGATTCCCCAATATCACCATAGCGATAGACGGCGATGGCCTGGGTAAAGCAACGGCGGATCTGATGTACGAGTATTATGGTATTACCGTACAGCGTATACGCTGGGGTAAAAAGATGCATAGCCGTGAAGATAAGAGCCTGTACTTTGATAAACGTGCTTATGCCAACGTTCAAGCCGCAGAGGCCGTAAAATCTGGTCGTATGAGACTGGATAAGGGTAATGAAACTATTGAGGAAGCGTCGAAAATCCCTGTAGGGATTAACTCCGCAGGTCAATGGAAGGTGATGAGTAAGGAGGATATGAAGAAAAAACTCAACCTGCACTCACCAGACCATTGGGATACATATTGTTTCGCTATGCTGGCTGATTATGTTCCCCAGGATGAAGTGCTTAGCGTCGAAGACGAAGCGCAGGTTGATGAAGCTCTGGCATGGCTTAATTAATGAATATTTGCTCTAATAAATTGTGTTTTTTAACTACCGATGTTACATTGAGCCTGACCTCTTGCGCCTTGAGGCATTTTCGGTTTATGCTTATCAGGCACCTCATTAAAACGGGTGCCGGGATTGGCCTCCCGCTTAAGTCTAAGGCGATACAGACGCCGCTCGCGTCTTTTTTTTGTATCGGCGTACACGCACACCTCTACAATGGTGGGCTGTATGGGGCTACCTTCGGGTAGGCTGGTTACCTTGGACGCCAGTAAGGCCAACTCCGTACAGTCCACCGCCAGCAAGATTGGTCTCTTCTGCGGTGGTTACATACCAACGTCTAAGGAGGCTGCCAATATGGCTACTATCCCTACCCCAACTCATCCTGAATTTATCTGGCGCTTTTACTCCTGCCAAAAACGTCACTATCACTTCGTTATTGCACCGACAGAAGATGAGGCCCGCTCTCAGCTTCCTGACGCCCCATGTATTTTCTCTGCCCGTTTTTCCACTGATTCACGCAATTCTCTCAGTTACTGGTGCCTCCCTGTTAACGCTTCTGCTCAGGAGGGACTATGAGAACGTCATTAGTCACCCGTGAAGAGATGATCGAGGCAATTGAACAGCACACTGCCTGTATCAGTACCAGGGATATACCAGGCGTTATTGCCAATTACTTCATGATCACCAAACAACTTTACCGGAGAAAGGACAAGAACGCGGTTCACCGTATCCTGTTGTCTGATATCCGCGAATACCTGCTCGAACAGGGTCATCTGAATTACGCAACCGCCGCAGCCGAAGCACGCAAGGAGGCACACAGAATGAAAGCAACTAACGTTAAATCAGAAAAAATTCATGCACCTTCAGTTCAAGAATCGGAGCTGGTGGTTGTTCAGAATCAGTCTGATGAAATTCCCGTTCTGGAATGGCAGGGAGTGCGTGTAGTGACAACCGAGACTCTTGCTAGAGGGTATGGGACAGAAACAATCCGTATTCGCCAAAATCATCATGAGAACAAAGTACGCTTTGTTGAAGGGAAGCACTTTTTCAAAGTTGAAGGAGAATCATTGCGCGAGTTGAAGCACAGAGTAGCTTTAAACTACTCTGTAAAAATTGCTCGCAATGTTCGCTCACTCACCCTCTGGACAGAACGCGGCGCAGCCCGCCACGCTAAAATGCTCGAAACCGATCAGGCATGGGCATTCTTTGAAAAACTGGAAGACAGCTACTTCCGACAAAAAGAACAGCAACCGATCGCAATCCCCCAGACGCTTCCTGAAGCCCTACGCCTGGCTGCCGAACTGGCTGAACAAAAGCAACTTCTGGAACAGAAAGCCCACCAGCTAAATCAGCAGCTGGTGGCCGCCGCTCCTAAAGTCGATTTTGCCGACCGGGTATCAGTAGCTAAAGGGATCCTGATTGGGAATTTTGCAAAGGTTGTTGGACTTAAACAAAACGCGCTGTTTGTCTGGTTACGGGAGAACGGCATCCTGATAGCGTCCGGTGGACGTAAAAATGTGCCGTTCCAGCAGTACATCAACGCGGGGTATTTCACGGTGAAAGAAGTGGTGCTGGATGATGAAGATGGCTACCAGATACGGTTGACGCCTCAATTAACGGGTAAAGGCCAGCAGTGGTTGACGCGTAAACTGCTCGATGCTGGCTTGTTAAAACCGGTGGCGGCTGAATAATGGAAGAATGCCCGGTTGATGCCGGGCATAATTTATTGCGCGCTTTCGGGGTTGTCGTTTACTGGCTGCCCCTTCTTGGTTTTACGGCTGCGCGTAACTGATGCGGCTGACTTAACCTTTTTCTCTTCGCGAGTGATGGCAATTTGTTTTTTTACATTTTCAATATCTGCCAGGCGATATATTTTTGCTTGCGGCCAGCGGTCGCAGATGATCGGTTCTATGGAGTCATAAAGGCTAAATTTTGCTTTTTCGAATTCACCGTTGATGATAATTCCATCACGGAGAGTTTCATCGCAGATAAACACGCCACACAGTGGCACATGGTAACTAACTGATTTACCATCATTGTAGTTAGGGCTACTGGAAATGTAGTGGACGCGCAGCATTGTTTCGCTAAAGCCGTGTACGCGCATACGGAATTTTTCATCCTCCGGGTACTGCTTCATTAGCTCTTTTGTTGCTTCCAGGTTCTCTATGTATTTCGCACTGTGCTCATTGATCCCCGCGCTTTTTTGGATGCGAATGTCCTTATCAATCAGATGAATAATGCGGCCAGCGGTCATGTTGACGCTGTTCACAGCTTCTGTCTGATAAGTTGTAACCTTACGCACACCGCGAAGGATGTTAGGCACTGGATATAAAATAGTCTTTGGGATATTGAGGTCTGGGTACTGTTCCAGTTCCCGCGCCATTAAAGTCCATTTATCAATTTCAGCCTGAATGCTGTCAGTTTCTTTGAACGGTAGAACGACAACCGGGCGTACAGGACGACCGTCGCTGGCTGTATCAACGTGTTGGGCGCGTGCAACAGCTTTTTTTAGAAAGAGATCCCTGAAGCTGACGAACTCCTGGTACAGTTGTTCGCCGTAGACATAATTTATCATTGATCCTCCTCCAGAATTGACATGGTCAATAACGCCCGGCTGAGAAAACCGGTCATTACTGACCTATATTATAGAGGGATCAAACAAAAATAATAGATTTATTAGTGCATTTATTGTGAGTCTAACTGGTTAGTTGCCATGAGATATTCGATTGTGTCAGTGAGGTCATCCAAGTCGTCTTGGGTGATGCGGTACTCCTGATTGGATATCTTTGAGTAGTGTTCAGCAATGGCGCGGGCAGCGTCGGTTTCGGCAGGGTCTACAGATAAAGCGTTAGAGCAATGTCTAACGTCGTCGATGGTTGGTTGAATGAAAGCCATAATTATGCCTCACTGTATTGACAACACAGAGCCTGAAGCTCTGACCTACTGTTTCACCCATGATCCATGCTGGGGTAATCTAACAACATTGCGCTGTGTGTAAGATGAGCAATGCATAGCTGTAATGCCGTTGTATAAGGTTTCCCTGTTTGCTCATTTCCTT